CCATGGCCTTCTGCCCGGCCTTGACCAGCTTGCGGCTGATGGCATCTTCCAGGCCGACGTAGCTGATGAACTTGCCGGTGATGGAGCGGTTACCCAGCAGCGAAAAACCGCCGAGGATGGTGCGAGCGTAGTAGCTCACGCCGTAGCGATTGAGCAGGTCGCCTTCGGTGGAGGTGTCGAGGATGTTGTACTCGACCACGCGGGAAACGTCCTCGGCGAAAGTCACCTGATTGCCCGGGCTTTCCCACTGCTTGACCTTGGCCAGTGCAGCGATGGCCAGGGACGACGGCGAAAGAAACACGTTCTTCTTCGCGGCTTTGGAGTACACCGACGGCATGTTGTGTACCAGCAGGCAGCGGTCGAAGCCAAGATCGGCACCGCCCAGCTCGCCGCTGTAGGTCACCTGATCGGCAACAGAGGCGTCCTTCCCATCCAGCACCACGCGGGCCTTGATGCGCTTGCCGAAGGCGGCGAACTCGCCCGCCACGGCCTTGGTGCCAGTGAAGCCTGGGGCGCCGATGATGGTCAGGTCTTCCGGGACACTGCTCAGGGCTGCCAGGCCGAGTTTGCGGCCGGTGACCGGTTCGTTACCGCCGATCACATTGTTGAGCGTGTCAGCCGGGGTCGCGCCCTCCTCCACGATCACCACGTAGACCGGCACCTTGACCACTTTGAGGATCTGGTACACCGCCTGAAACAGCGTGCCCGCCTCACTGCCGCTAGGGTCCAGCAGCGCCTGGGTGGTGAAGCTGTTGATGCGGAACGGGGCGTTTTTCGGGATCGACGCGTGGGCATTCGGCGCGGTGCCGACCAGGCCAATGACGTTGTCGCCAAGGCCGCCCATGGCCTCGGGGGATTCGGTGGCATTGACGGTGATGCCGTTGTGCTCGAAGTTCAGAACTTCTGCCATGGTTATTCAGCCTCCTTGGGGGTGGTATTGAGGACGCTGGTCAGTTCCAAGCGGCCGGCGGTGCGCAGGGCGGATGCTTCGACGTCCAGCAGTTCCAATTCCTGGCCGGCGGTGGACCAATGGCCGGCGCCGGTGGGGAATGGGATTAGGACGGTGTAGGTTTGGCGGTTAGGCATGGTGGGAAAATCTCCGGGTGTAGAACGCCAAAGCCCCTGCGGGAGGGGCTTTGGGGGGGGCGAAAAAAAACCGCTTTCGCGGTGGGTCAAATGCGATCAGGCAAGGGGTAAAGCGCTTTGATTTCAGCGACTTTGTCTCGCCAAGCCTTTTCTTTTTCAGGGGTTTCGTCGTACTGCCACTCAAGGAACAGTGGGTCAGCTTCAGTCACATAGAGCGTGCGACGCGCAACTATGGAGTTTTCCAGTTGAATGGTTTTAGCCGCGTCAGCACAAAGCTCAGCTGCTTGCTCTGGGGAAAACCCGAGGTTTTTGAGAATCTCAGGATCTGCTGGGACGTTGATCAATTGCTCGCCGCTGGGTGTAACTACGGACTTAATGGAAATCGTCATTTATGCTCCCTTCATAGCGTAGATTTTGTCGTTGTCATAAGCGTAAGCCATCCGCTTTTCAGGCAATGTCGCACCTAATACTGCATCGGCATCTGCCAGACGATAGGGTCGAACACACCAACGGATCTCCCAGTCACCTTGGGTGCTTTCGCCCATGGGAACTTCGCTATCTGAACGACTGAAGCCAACCGCTCCAGCAAACGATTTATTAACCGTGTAGCTCAAGCCTCCTCGCAGATACAGCCCAGAGTGAATGGAGGATTGAATAATCTGCCCATCCTTGAGCCCCAGATACAGCGGCCTGACCCCTGATACATGTCGAGCGATACAGATCATTCCGAAACTCACACCACGAACCGTCTCGCGGTACGTTTGCGAAATTCGCTTCACCGTCAGAAAGTTGCCATCTCCATTCCAGATGTGACCACACCCCTCCATTTGCAGATTAAGACCCGCGATATGAACCACTCCTTGCCCAAAAGGGGCAGAGCCCGCATCACGACTATAGATACGAGAGATCGTGATCTCCGTCTCACCGCTATCATTTCCCGGCATCGTCCACCAGACTGGATAGAACGTATCGGTAGGTAGCCCAGTAAGATCAATTTCTTGACTGTATAGCGAACGCCCGTTGATATCCTTCGCCTGCACACTATTACGCCAAACCGCGAACTGACTCGATGCGGCATCTACTCGAGCATCAATTTTCCCAATTTGATTGGTAACCGTTTCCGTGAGTTTGTTACATGCATCCACAACTTTCGTGATAGTCGCTTCAATCCCCATCATTAACTCCCTGTCATGTTTTCTTTTCAGCACTTTTGCAGGTGCAATTATTTAGCTTCGAGGTGCATAACCCTGAGCATCAAGTCGACGTGGCGAGACATATTGCCAACCGATGCCGCCGCCATAATCGCGATTTCCTCAGCCAGCAACACATTCAGGTTTTCACTGCCCACCACAATCGTCACGCTCTCCGCCGGCAACGGCGAAACATCCAACGTGAACTTCTGCAGCACCCGAGCCGCCGCCGCTTTATACGTCAGCAACTTCCCCGCCACGGAATACACCGCCAACAACGTGCCACTGGCGAGGTAAAAACCAAACTCACCAATCTCATACTCGCCTTCGCCATCGAACAGCGCGGCCATCCGGAGTTGGCGCTCGCCCAAGTCCTCGTAATCCACAATGGCGACCCGCTGGCGCTCGTCACGCAAGGCCACTTCCGTGCCGTCTGGGTTGTAGCGGCCGGTGCCGGCGCCGATGTGGGTGATTTCGCCTTTCAAGCCCTGGTTCTTTGCCTGCAGCACTTCATCCAAACCTTTGGAGGTGAAGCGCACCAGGCGCGTAATGTCATCTGTCATGGCTGCGCCCTGAGGTCGTAGTCGTTAATGGTGTAGTGCCGGGCAACGCCGGCACTGTTAAGTCGAGCGCCCAAGGCAAGTTCGGGTAATGCACCTTGCAGGCTGAACTCGCTGTCGTTAAACGGGGCGTGGACAATCGCGGTCAGGCCAAGGCGTGCTTGCGTCTGGTGAACCACGGTAATCGTCGCCTGGTCGCGCTCGCTCTTCGCGGCGTTGATACGGCGGATCAAGCGGTTATGGTCGCCGCTGGACCAACTGCGCCCGATGATCGCCTGCACATCGAAGGTGTAAGGCACGCCCAGCGGCCGCTGTTGATACCAGGCGCTGATGTTGGGGCTGAAACCCAGCGACTCCACCGCATAACTCAAGGCCTTGGGCGTGCCCGCCTGGCGCTGGATCTGCCAGGACAAGCCCACGGTGAGGCGCTTTTCCGTCTCGCTGGCATCCGCGTCCCATTCACTGACGCCCCGATCGGCGGCCAGGTAGGGAAGGAATTCGGAGGGCGTTTGTAGCGGGTTCATCAACGCCGGAAACGGTGGCATGATCCGCTCGAGCAACGTGCCAAACCCCAGGTCCAACGCCTTTTCCAACGGTGAGCTATTGGCGGGCAACAAACTCGATTTGGGTTCACTCATAGCGTGCGCACCTCCACCTCGACGCCCGTGCAATACGGTGCCTGGAACGCCGAGCAGACAATCGGCGCCAGCGGTTCGAGGATTTGCAGTTGCGCCGCTCCGGCACTGTGGATGGCGTAGTCGATCCAGCTCGGGTCGACTCGCCCTTCCAGGCGGTGGCAGGATTCGGCGTAGGTTTGCAGCAACTGCTGCGCGGCCACTTGGGTCAGGCCCGAATCCGGGCCGGCGTTGATCTTGGCCACGACGCGAATCTTGTAGCGTTGGATCTGCGCACTTTGGACCGTGACGAGATCAGTTTCCGGCCGTACATCGGGCCGTGCGAAATGTCTGCGCACGCCGTCAAGCAAATCGGCAGAAGGGGTTCCGTCGCCGTCCCTGGACAGCACCGTCACCCTCACCTCTCCGGGGGCGGTGCGTCGGCCGTTGCCATCCTTGACCTGCGCCGCATAGCCATCCGGGTCGAAGGTATAGGTGACCGTGACGACACCCGGTGTCGCGCTTTCCACGTTCACCGCGGGTCGTTCGCCGAGGGTGAACACCTCGCGGCGATACTGCATGCGCGAACCCGCCGCCGGCGCGTGGGGCGCCAAGTAATAGCGCAGCCGTGCGTCGTCGTCGCTTTCCAATGTCGGCGGCACCGGCGGGAAGGCCGCCGGGTCACCGGGGTCCAGCACCTGGCGCTCCAGCCCCATATCGGCCAGGCGTGCGTCGAGGTTACTGCCGGTGGCCCACCACGCCAGCATCTGCTTGATGCGCGCGTTGTACTTGCGTTCGTGGGTTTGCAGGCGCACGCAAAACGCTTCCAGGGCCAGGGTCAGCAGTTCGCTTTCGTTGTCGAGGCTGACCTTGAGTTTGGCGGCGCTTTGCGGCGCACGGGTGGCGACGTAGTCGATGACAAACGCCTTGAACTCCGCCAGCAACGGCTCGAACGCGTCGACGGCAATGATCGCCGGCTCCGCCAGTTGGTTCTGGCCAGGGATCAGCATGCTCATGTCATGACCTCGAAGGATTGTTGGCGGTTTTTCCAGGTGCCGGCAAACCGCAGCAACAGGCCGGCGCCCTGGCGGGTGGCGACGATGACTTGGGGTTGAAAGTCGGCGATGCCGTTCTCGACGTTGTAGAACGCTTTGGCAGCGTGGCTTTGGGCGAGGATCAAGAGGTCGTCGCCGAGGTTCTGCCCGAGCAGTTGGGGGATCAGCGAGCCGTACAACGGACGCTTCTGGCGAGTGCCCACGGGGGTGGTCAGCGCTCGGGTGGCGCGCTGCACGAATTGCAGCCAGTCATCGACGGCTGCCCCGGTGTTCCTATCGATTCCGATCATGGCAAATCCTTATGCGGTGCTGATCACGCGGCCCTGGTGATCCACCAGCGGGCCGCTCAAATGCACGCCGCCAGCATCCAATAGCAGGCCGACGGCGCCGAGTTGCAAGGTGATGTGGTTGGTGGTCAGCCGCAGCGTGGCGGCGCCGACCTTCGCCTCGACCTGTTCGCGGGAACCGCTGAAGACAGTAGGTCCATTGGTCCAGTTGAACGTGTGGCTGACGTCGTCATAGTCACTTTGTGTGCCGTCCTGATGGCGGCGCCGGGTCAACGATGCAACGCTGGAGACCGGCGGAAACAGACTACTGTTGAGCCCGAAAAGCGCCACCGCCTGGGCAGCGCCTTCCCCGCCGCCATAGTTGAGCAGCAAGCATTGTTCGCCCACTGACGGAATCCGCGTTTCAGTCTGCGCCCCCGCACTGGGGTTGAAAAAACGAATCGCTGGAGTGAGCAAATCACCGTGGCTGACGGTGCAGGTATTGCTGGCGGCGTCGGCCTGTTGGCAGATACCGATCCGACAGAAGCTTTCAGCGCGGCGGTACAGATCTTCGAGCTGGGCCTCCATTTCCGCCAGGCGCTCGACGATCGGTCCCAGTTGCATGCGTAACAGCGCATCGAACATGGACTACTCCTGTAATGGTCGGTATTGGTCAGGATCGTCGATATTCGAGACTTCCCACGTGCAGGCAAACAGAGGTTTTCCGGTGGGATCTTCGAGTAACGGCGGGCCGAGGTAGATGTTTTGGGTGAAGGACACTGTCCAGGTGTCGTAGTCCGTTTCGGCACTGCCCTGTAGGGTCGGCGCCGCGACGATGGCGGTTGGCAGGTCGCACTGATCCGCCGGCAGGCCCCAGCGATTATCGAGGGCCAAATCCATCAATTGGCTGGCCAGGTCGCAGGCGTCGTAAGGCGCCGAGCCGCTGGCAACCCTGGCCATGAGTGACACCGACAGTGCATGGGCCTTGCGCCCTTCAAGGGATCGAACGCCGGGGCCGTTGCGTTCCACAGTAATCAGCACGCCGGTTTTATCCCCGGCGCCCTGGAAGTCCTGGTGATTGCCCACACGCAATTGTGGGAAGGCGCCCTTAAGCGCGTCACCAATTGCGATGGGCAGTTGGGAAGGTTTTTCGATAGATGTCATCAGTCGCGTCCTTGCAGCGGTTACTGCTGATCCGGGCGGGAGGGCGGGGCCTCGTTGACGCCAATGCGCTTGGCCGCCCAACGTTCATAAAGGCCGATGGCGACGTCCGCACCGGCCATGGCGGTCAGGCAACCGAGGGCGCCGGCGGTCCAGATCGACATACCGGCGGCGTACAACAGCATCAACGCCGAGACCCCGCAGACCATGCACGCCCCAGACCGCAGCGCCAGGCGCCGGATCAGCGACCAACCACGGGCGCCCTCCTTGTCGGCGCGCCACATTTCGCCGGAAACTCCGCCGATCAGCGCCAGTACGATCACCAGCCAGATAGGCATTTCCGCTAACGCTTGCTGCTCGTTTGTCATGTCACGCCTCCTGGCTGAGCAATGCCGGCAGAATGCCGGTGTTCGGGTAAATCCATTTATAGGTAGGCATTCCAAAAAGCCCGGTTGCCCGGGCTTTTCAGTAATGCGGTCCTTGATCTTTCGGCGCTACTGGCGCGGTACGGATCTTTCCTCAATGTTTTTCCGACCACGATCCCTGTCTGCCGGATAACTGCTTCTGGTGCTTTACGCTGCACACCCGGGTCAGTTGCCAACCCTCTGAACCGTTAAGGCCGGTTCATCGCTGCCTGTTCTTGTAAAACGGTGAAACTAAAGAGCGTCGGCATCCTTGCCGGTGTTGCTTGGCATCCCTGCCATCGCTTCGATGGCGTCCGTGCCGATGTTGCGTGCCTTCCTTGTCGTCCTTGGCAGCATCCTTGCCGCCTCCACCAGGCCTTGTTGGCCGGCTTGAGACAAAGAATATGCATGTATGCATATACAGTCAATGCACAAATGCATTTATTTTCAGCGCGCAAATGCACTGATGCATTTAGAGCCTTGCTAGCAAAGGGTTTGATGCCTTTCAACAGACGAAAAAAAGCCCGCTCATTGGCGGGCTTTGTCTTACGCGAGGAGGTTAACGGGCGTACATGCCCCACCAGAAGACATGACCGAGGATGCTGATTTGTTCATCCTGGATGTCCTGGAAGCTGTAGTCCTCGTCCGGGTGTTCATCGCGGTTGAAACTGCGCAGGCGAATCCCGGAAGGCAAGCGATAGAGCTGTTTGACCCGCAACTGGCCATTGTGATTGATGGCGTACAAGTCGCCATCGACGATGTCGCCAATCGCGCTCTTGCCCGCATTCACCCCCACCGTCGCGCCATCACGCAGCACTGGCAACATACTGTTGCCGCGCACTGTCACGCACTTGGCCTGGTCGAACTGCACGCCGTTATGCCGCAGGCTGCGCTTGCCGAACCGCAGGCTGGCCTTTTCGCTTTCCTCGATGACGAATCTTCCTGATCCAGCAGCCAATTCAACCTCACGCAAAAAGGGGATCGACACCTCGTCGTCATTCACGGGGGTGTCGTCATCCCACAGGCTTATGTCCTTGAGTTCCGAATGCGTCGGGTCGCGCCCGTCATCCCGCGAAACGCCCACCGCCGCGCGCCCGCGCAGTTGGTCGGTGCTGACGCGGAAGTACTCGGCGATGCGGGAGATGTGCTTGTCCGAGGGGTCAACGATCTTGCCGCTGAGTATCCGGGACAGCGTGGATTGAGGCACGCCGGTACGCCGGTGAAGCTCCGTGGGGGAGATCCGGTCGCGGTCCAACAGCTCTCTTAAGACGATAGAAACGTTGCGTTTTTGCATAAAGCGGATAGTGACGACAGATTTCAGGCTTGGCAAATGCTAATTTGCATTGACTATGCATTTTTATGCATTTTCCGTGACTTTTGAGCGGGCCTGCGAACGGTCGACCTCGCGTGTTAACCTTGCCGCCATCGCAAAATCAGCTGGGCCAAGCGCCCCCTTTGCCCCACTCCTTTTAACGAATTCGCTAATTATCTGATGAGTAAAAACACTTCCGATCTGTCCAGCCACACCCCAATTGTGTAGGGGTATGTAAGGGATTTTGGGGGATAGGCCCGTGGTTGCTGGCTGTAATGCGCGCATGCTTCAGGTTGCATAAACGTATAATTGGCATTGGGTGGCATAGATTGGCGTATGGTTTGCCCCATTTTTGCCCCACGCTCGGTGCTCGAGGTTCTAGAGAAACGATCCGTCCGATGATGGATTGGGCGTAGTCGCTCGTCGCCCCCGGCCAGCCTGGCTAATTCCTCGATAACACAATGCTTTGTAGCAATTTCTAAGCATGCAGCATTTACCGCCCACAAAGAGTACTACCGGTACTATGCCTTTTTCTTTTTCGAAAGGAGTCAATGCTATATCAGACGAAAAGCTAGAAAGAGCTTTTTGCTCACTACATTCGACCTGTGCATGCGAGCGCCATCGTACTTAATGCACGCTCTTCAGAAGACTATTTACCAATTCTACTGCCCCTCATTATGTCGTTATGGCATCATGCAAAACCGACGTTTTTTTGAGGGTGTGCAGATGCGGTTCCGAAGCCTGAACAAATGGGATAACAAATCAGAGTCCAAGGGGTTGATATTTGTTGCTCAGCTAATAGATGAATTAATGTTTGACTACACTCTTGATAGCTATAAGCCATCAGCCATGAACACAGCCTTACTAGTTAAGGAGGCTGCCGATACAATTGTGGCAATTGACGCTGGAATTGTGATGAAGCCTAATTTGCTTCACATACTAAATGAGCTGTGCGAAAACCTGCAATCTGACGAGGTTGCTCGCAGCCTAATGTCTGTTGATGAAGTTGGCGTAATAAACACCCTTACGAATCCAAAATCCTCAGATGCCAGCATTGCTACAGTTGTTAAGTTATTACTGCGTCAGATCCCACTGCCTGCTTACAAGGCAAAAAATGAAGAACTGATTAAGGAGGAACTGCTGGGAAGAGAGCAAAGTTCGCGGTTGCGCAAGCTAACGCGATCATACATCACCACGCTACTCAATAGCGGATATACCGCCACGTACATATGCCAAACATCCAAAGATTTTTTCCATTACTCGACAGACAGAATATCGGGAAACGGAGCTATAGAGGATTACTTTAGATACTTTTCTACAAAAGTAACTGAGCACTATGTGATTTACAAAGCACCTTCTTATCTTGTGGCATTTTCCGAAGCGGCAGGACTTCTAGGAATAAATGTACTTGAAAACTTGGAGAACTGCCCTATAACCGAGGAAGACATTAGAAGACACGACATACACTTAGGAAACAATGAAGTTTTTATTTGCCTGGAGAAAATAAAAGGAAAAGAACCAAACTTTGTCAAAATCAAAGCCGACAGTTCAGTTGAGGCGATTCAAACTCTAATTGGACTATACCATCATAAAGAATCACCAAAACCTATAAACGAATGCTTGGTAAAAAATGCCGCCACGGAAACTTGTACAAAAATTTCTAAACATACAAATCCAATGCACAAATGCGCTGATGCCGTTCCAAGTGTTGCATCTAAGAAATTATCGAGTTTCCTCAAAGCTTTTGCATTGGACAAAGAATCCTTTAACAAATTCCACCGAAGCGCCGAACTGCATTCTCTTGCACTAGGTAGTGACTCCATAGAAAACCAGATGATCAATTTATGGATCGCACTAGAGTCCCTAGTACCAAGCAAAACAGATAAAGATTTAGCTCAAATTGACCATTTAACATCATCTATTACCCCATTCCTTAATCTTGAGTACATAAACAAATTACTAACTAGATTCTTCAAAGATTTATTACAATGGAATAAAAATCTGGTTCGCAAACTGTACAAAAAAATCGACACACAAGGCATCTCTTCGAAAACCGCGCACTTGCTTGCCCTGCCAGAATATCAATATTTACGTGACGAGTTAGAGGCAAGTTTTGGCGACTATCATTTGCTCGAGGATCGTTATAAGTATCTTGTCAGCCTGCTGACTAGTCCTACTGAAATTTTAAAAATTCTAGACAACCACGAAAAAAGAGTTGCTTGGCAACTGCGCCGAATATACCGCGCAAGAAACACTATCGTACATGATGGCTCCACACCTTCTTATGCGGAGGTCTTGATAGAGAATACTCATGACTATCTAGACTCTATCATGCGATGGTTAATGGCGCTCGCCTCAATGGACGCGACGATTATTTCCGTAGCACAAGGGTTCAAAATGGTAGAGCTTAATTATATGTCTTACCGAAAAAAACTATCAGAGAAGCAGCTCGTATTTTCTAAAGACAACATCGACAGATTATTACTGAGATTTCAATATCCAAAATAAAACTCCCAGTTTAAAATTTGGGCCGAAATCGAAACAACATAAATTTCCCGCAGTGGCAATAGCTGCTTTCGATTTCAATATTGAGATAGGGATTCGAACCCCTCCTTGCGTCTCTGTATACCGCTTAAGGCCAGAAAATACGATGTTTTCGTCCTTTGCTCATGGCGCCATACGGTCTATGGCGGCCCTGAATCTGCCCTAATTTTGCCCTAAACATCTTCTCCACTGCCGCTGCTATGCTTGATCTTTCTCTCGAAAGGAGTCGACCCCATGTCAGGTGATTACTCACTACCCGATGTTCTGGAAAGGATCTATGACAATCAGCTCGCCTTGGAGGCGGCGGTAATGGAGCTGACGTTGTGGGTGGAACAGAGGGCTTCGTCAGAGGTCGGCGATAATATCCGTGGAGCACTGGAAGCTATTGGAGAGAACGCTGGCCACATCAAACAGGGCTTGGCCAAGCTCAAGGCTTCGAGTTCCGGTCAAGCCTAGGCCTTTTCAGGTTTGCATCCGGTAATCCTAACGCGGGCAGCGCACAGGTGCTAACCGGCAGCAACCGGCCAGGCGCGGGCATTCGTCCTATAGATAATAAGATTGCGTTTAACGTATTCTAGCTAGATAGCGATTTCAGTATCGCCCTCGCATGGCTTGTCGAAAGTGTGAAACGTGAAGATTAGTGATCAAAAAAACTTAATAAGTGCAGAATAATATGAAACCCGAACAGAAAAACCAGACACAAGTCCTCGTCAATATTGGAAATAGATATGTTGTTTTTGGTTCATCCATCGGACTCCCTGAAAAGTCTAAGTTTGACCCTGAAACCGATTCTCTTGTTCTGCCTCGCGTTGCTGACGAGAGTGATGTAGCGGAAGAGCGTATAGTTCAAACGCTGCAAGTAAGTGGCATGACGAGATTGCAAAAAAAAGATAGCAGCGACTGCGAAGGAGACTTAGTACTCACGGATATAGATGGCAACGAAAAACTAATTGAAATTAAAGTGAGAGAAAGAGACCCTAAAGATCGAGACATTTCTTATGCGTCAGAACGAATAAAGGCAGCCAGGTTTCATGGAAAAGAAATGCAGGTTTGGCACTTTAATATTGAGAACCTGAAGTTGGTTATTCAACGTTTAGAGGCAGGGCTTCTTGATTTTGTAAAAATGTCTCCGATAGATGTTTGGGAGAAAACCAGTGAGAGTATTTTTAGGCGAAGCCAGGTTGTTGACAGAGTCATAGACTGGGAGTCGCGAGTAAGGGAGTTTTATATAAGAATTGAAGAATGGCTGTCCGACCAAAGTTCTTTACACTTCGAAAAAACACGGACTGTAACAATGTCTGAAGAATTGATGCAAAAATATGCTGTAAGCGATAGAGAGCTTCCGATTCTCGACGTTATGCATGGCGAGCAGGTTATCGCAAGCTTCGTTCCGAGGGGGCTTTGGGTGATTGGTGCATCGGGACGAATAGATGTTATAACTCAAGTCAAAACGCGAATATTAGTAGCAATAAAAGATGAAAAATCAATTTTCAACTGGTGTGAAGTTGACCCGGACAACCGAAAAAATGCTGAAATGCTTACAAAAGAAAAAATCATCAGCTATATGGTGAAGCCATGAGCCGTGTGGGTGAGACCAAGCGCGCATATGACCAGCTAGCCCGTTTGCTTGATGAGGAAATTCGGAAAAGAGCATCTGACTCGTCAAATTTAAATAAGATTCGAGAGACGCTTGACATTGCATTTTACCTCTTAGGCTGGGGACAATTCGAATATCTAGTTCGGCAGGAATCAAAGGAAATCGTAGAGCAAAATGCGAGGGCAAAAACGATAGATAGATTTGCCTGGCAACATTTAAGAGATGCACTAAAAGAATACCCAGTCCGCAAGCGCCTTGATCTAATATTCGACGCCAATCAGAAGGTTCGCGCAAAACTGGACAAGGATTACACTGTTAGAAATGAGGCTGCACATAACTATAAGTCGCTCCCTAGTGAGGCAAAAGATGTCTCTGCTTGGCTAGGCGGACTAGAGGATCTGATCGAAAAATTTGAACACTAAAGGGAATGATTTGGGCTGCCCCACAGTTGGGCGATTTTTTAATCGTGGTCTGCCCTAATTCCTACTTGTTCCATAGCACATATTCTTTTAGACACAGTAGCAGCATGAATGGGTGTTAGGAATAATGTGGTCTTAAAGGTTTTTCAAACTTAGCCGAAAGCAGCCTCTCTATGAGAACCAGCTTGCGTTGGAGGCGGCGGTAATGAAGCTGACGCCGTGGGTAGTTTCCCGTGGTGTTGGGTCGGTCATTTCTTAGCGACACTTTTGATCCTAGGAGTATGGTGGATCAGATTTGGCTCAATTGGTGGCTACATTCGGTAAAAATCAGGAGGTGAGTTTTGATTGTAGCGTCATATACCAGAGAGCTCGAAAATATTAAGACAGACTTATCCCGCTACTCGCACCATTCAGTTTTTAATTGCGCACTGAATTATCTCGATCAAGGCCGCTCCTTAAAAAACATGCCATGGGTAGTGATGTTTTTCTTAAAGCTTTCGCTTTTGGAAAAAAGCGGCTCCCTTGAAATTAATACAAATGATTTTTTAAGATTGGTAAATAGGGTTTACAAGCTATCTAATCGACTACTAGATACCTCCCCCGAAATTTTTATGCTAATGATGCGAGCGATGATAATCCAGCAGCTGTGGTACCAAGTCCCAATAACTGATAGCTGGCGCCAAGTAATTCTACAGCGCACCCTACTTGAACGCTCGCTCAACTTCAACAATGATCTTTTCTATAAAAAAGTCGGAATCACCCTAAACGACTATTACAAGATTGCATGTTACCTAATGACGATAACGGGCAAGGAAGATCCTAACAGCGTCGTTAGGTGGAGTATGACGGCATTTTACTCCCATTTATCCCCCGCTATAAGCAACAAAACATTAGCTAACTTCCTGAAACTTGTCGCAATTCCTTTTCAAATGCTGCCCCAATATCTCAACACTTATTCCGTCAAGGATTGTAATTCTGCAGAACTCTATCAAGAAACACCCTTCAAAAACAAACCAATTATTATTGAAAGTGATGGACTGGTTATTTTCAATGCCGGGTTGTGTGTTTCGGGATTAAGAAGCATTGCAATGGACGTTCTTAAAAGCTGTCCGCAGTTTTATGGAAAATTTGGTGGAGATGTGGAGTGCTACGTAGGAGAACGCTTAAAAATAACATCTCTGAAAGTATACTCCATGCCCGATCTAAATAAAATAATCCCGATTAAAATTGGAAAAATCGCAGACTATGTCGCAGTAGATAAAGATGATGTTTTCGTATTTGAATCAAAGGCGATAACTCCGTCGGTATTGATGAGATGCGCATACGATCCTAGTTTGCTCTCTGAGCTTCTAAAAGATAGTTTCATTAAGGGTGTTGAACAGGGTCAAGAAACAGCTTTCAAATTAAGCGCAGTGGATAGTTTTAAAAACAAAAAAATAAGAATAATAGTTGTTACCCTGGAAGATTTTCACATCTATGGCGGCGAATACGTTTCCCACTATATACAAGATGGTTTTGAAGATGCCCTTGTACAAAAATACGGCTGCCTTCCCGTGAAACTTAAAGATGTTATTTACATGACACTTAAGGACTTGATAACACTTACTGAATGGTTAAAAGATAAGCCAGCGGGTTCTATGGGAAATCTCTTCAACCAAATTGAAGAGGATAGTAAAGAGCCGGGGGGAGGACGGTTTAGCATCTCACCCCATATCGGCGAAAGAATCGGCTCCGAGGTTATAGGGCCGATCGGTGTTGGTGATGCCCTAGAGAGAACCCAGGCAGAGATGGAACAGCTATTGATGTCGAATCATAGGTTCCGTAAAGGCCAGCACCCAGTTTCCTTTATGGCTGCATTCGAGCAATTCAGAAAGCTTCTGCGGCAGAGCTTCGCTTAGTGGATTAATTATTTGACGCCTGACCAGGACGGTCCTTTGCATGGTTGATCGATCCCTTCGCCGGGGTTAATGAAAAAACGTGAAACAAGCGCCGGAAACTGAAAAGCCTTTATCGCTCGGGCCGCGGTCCGTTTCTGGCTAGTGGGAATTGTGAAAATTTGCTAAAAGTTCGATCCATAGAACTCAAAAAACTCGTGTAAAAGTATGTTTTTAGGCGAAGCCTCCACAAAAAGGGGGCTTTTGATAGGTGGGCAATACATCCCGACAGTTAAGCCAACCTAATTGCAAGGGATCGACCAAAGCTGGTCTAGACGCGTTGTATAGCTCTGGCTCATCATCTCACGTCGCATACCCCATTCAGGACGTTCAGGGACACTAGCCGAACGCAATGTCCCCCTTCCCCACCGATTATTGATCTGGTCCAGCACCGTCATAACCCGAGTAGCCTCGGTTGGTTGCGATATTGCAAACAGATCATCGGTGTACTCGCCGGGTTGGCACAAGTTGAGCAACATCACCTCTGCTTTGCTGTACTTGAAACCTTGACGAAATATGAGATCAACCGCGCCAACCGCAGCCTGAGTTAGCAGCCGCATGTCGTCGGTTGGATACGGCATATCCACCACCACCCCATTGGCATACTTCGCCTCCTCCGGATTGAACATGCCGGTACGGATGCATACGCGCACCTTCTTGCAAAGCGAGTTCTGGGCCCGAAGTTTTTCCGAGGCTCGCATCATGTAGGTGGCCACCGCCTCCTTGATTGGCGGCAGCTCCGTCAGCCTCTTGCCAAACATGCGGCTGCAGCAGATCTCCTGCTTTGGCGGATCCGGCTCATCCAGTTCCAGACAAGGCGTGCCGCCCAACTCCCTGGCCGTCTTCTCGATCACAATGCTGAACTTCTTGCGGAGCGTCCACGGATCGGCCTTAGCCAGGTCCATAGCCGACTTGATTCCCATGGCATCAAGATGGAGTTTCATCTTGCGGCCGACGCCCCACACCTCCGCCACGTCCGTATTGCGTAGCACCCAGTCACGCTTAACCGGATCGGTGATGTTGACCACCCCACCGGTTTGGGACTGCAGGCGTTTCGCGGTGTGGTTTGCCAGCTTCGCCAGTGTCTTTGTGTGAGCAATGCCTACACCGACAGGGATACCAGTGCAACGGAGCACCTGGGCGCGAATCTGCCGGCCTAAGACATCCAGCCCACTGATGCCCGTCAGATCGGCGAACGCCTCGTCGATGCTGTACACCTCAACTTCCGGCACCATCGCCTCGATCAGGCTCATCACGCGCTCGCTCATGTCACCGTACAGCGCATAGTTGGAGGAGAACGGGACAATGCCGTGCTGCTTGAGCTTGTGCTTGATCTGGAAATACGGCTCCCCCATCTTGATGAAGGGTTTGGCGTCGTAGCTCCGGGCGATGACACAGCCGTCGTTATTACTCAGCACCACGATGGGCACCTTCGCCAGGTCGGGCCGGAATACCCGTTCGCAGCTGGCATAGAAGCTGTTGCAGTCGATCAGTGCAAAGGTCGGCTGTTGCTTAGACATGGCTGCGCACTGTGCTGGTGATCACGCCCCAGATCGACAGCTCGTCGCCCTCAAGTACGTAGCGGGCCGGGAACTTGGGGTTCTCGGAAAGCAGGACCACTTCCCGGCCGCGCTTACACAAGCGCTTGCAGACAGGCTCATTGTTCAGGAGTGCCACCACTACATGCCCATGGACCGGCTCAATGGCACGATCCACGACGGCCAGGTCTCCATCGAAGATCCCGACGCCCTGCATGCTCTCACCGGTGATTGCTACCAGGTACACGTGGGGCGCCCGGATATTCAGGACCTCATCCAATGAGATGTGCTGCTCAATGTGATCCGCTGCCGGCGAAGGAAAACCGGCCGGGACCTGGAACGAGCACAACGGCAGCTTTGCGCCGACCTCAGCGATGGGACCTAGAATGGTGAAGCTCATGATGCGGCCCTTTACAATTACTGTATGAATGTACAGTTAACTTTGTATGGCGATTGCGGTCAATTTTTCTGTAGGGGATTTCGACAGGCGGAGAGGTGCGTATGTGCGGACGATTCGTGCAGTACGAAGGGATGGCGATCTTCATTGAAGAATTGGGTCCCCAGATAGAGCTGTTCAGCGGTTACGACGCCCAGCCTATTGATCGCTACAACATAGCTCCGTCGACGCGAGTGCCGTTGATGCACGCCGCAGAGGATGGGCTGCATATCGATGCAATCAAATGGGGATGGGCGCCGTTCTGGGCCAAGGGCAAGCGCCCTGATCCGATCAACGCCCGTGTAGAGACAGTCACCACGGGAAGGTTCTTCAAGCAACTTTGGCCGAATGGCCGAGCCCTGGTGCCGAGTGAAGGGTGGTATGAGTGGGTCAAAGACCCTGACGATCCGACTAGAAAGCAGCCCTACTTCATTCGCCTTAAGAGTCAGAAGCCCATGTTCTTTGGCGCACTCGCCCAAGTTCATCCTGGCCTGGATCTCCACGACGGAGACGGATTTGTGATCATCACTGCCGCCAGCGATCAGGGCATGGTGGACATCCACGACCGCAAGCCATTGGTGTTGGCAGCTGCGCATGCCAGGGAATGGATCGACCCCAGCCTTGCGCTAGGCCGGGCCGAGGAAATAGCGAAGGAGTGTTGTCAGCCAGTCGATGACTTTGAGTGGTTTCGGGTGGGCACCTCAGTAGGTAACGTTCGAAACCAAGGTGCTGACTTGATTATCCCGATACTAGACTCAGAGCAAAGCTAAGGCACCTAATTCATACATAAACAGAAGGCTCCGCGCGAGGATATCCAAAGCACACCTAATGAGTATGCCCAAGATATTCATCCAATATTTGCTGGATATCTTTTTAGTAGCCAATGGATACCTAGTGGATATCCACTAGATATCTTTTGATAGCTACAAGGCTAATCATCTATAAAATTTACGTATGTACGTAATTAAGCAAACACGTAACTTATGCAACCTACGCAAGCTAGACAGAATATCTAGCCTTAACAACTGAGAAACTTTCATCCCCATGCATCCATTGACAACGGCGGGCTGCGGCTTAGCGGCCGCCCTTCAGGAAAAAACCTAAAGAGCATTGACAGCCAAGCCAACCTATATGTTTAATCTCCAAGTCATTTAAAGCTAACCGCAACCGACGCCAATTAACGCGCCGGACAGCTGAACTCAACCTGGAGAATCATATGATTATCGAACTCATTGAACGCACCCTTACCTTAGCCATCGAAATCGTCAAACTAATTCAACTGCTAGTTCGAGATTAAAACAGGCAACCAAGAGCAGAAGGTATCCAGTTCATGATGACAAGTTCACCGGTTACCTCTGCCTTACCTTGGCGTTGATTGGTGTTGCTGTAACGAATGTCCAGGTATTCGAAATGAAAGCCCTCGAAAGCACGCCGAATGTCCGGGTGATCATTGATGCTGACCATGACCTTCCCCTTGCAGCGCCGCATGAAGTCGGCCATGCGCTCGTAATTCTCAAAGGGAAAATCCACGCCATAACCGGCCGTCTGCCAGTAGGGCGGGTCCATGTAGTGGAAGGTATGGGCACGGTCGTAGCGCTCGGCACACTCAAGCCAGCCCAGGTTTTCCACATAGGTGCCTGACAGACGCTGCCATGCTGCAGATAGGTTTTCCTCAATCCGCAGCAGGTTGATCGCAGGGCCGGTGGTCGCGGTGCCAAACGTCTGCCCTGTGACCTTGCCGGCAAAGGCATGGTGCTGCAGGTAGAAAAATCGAGCAGCACGCTGGATGTCTGTAAGGGTTTCAGGACGGGTCATCTTCTGCCACTCGAACACCTGTCGAGAACTGAGCGCCCATTTGAACTGGCGCACAAATTCTTCCAGGTGGTTCTGCACGACGCGGTACAGCGTCACCAGGTCGCCGTTGATGTCGTTGAGGACTTCAACCGGCGCGGCCTGGGGGCGCATGAAGTAGAGCGCGGCGCCGCCGGCAAAGACTTCGACGTAGCATTCGTGAGGTGGGAAAAGCGGGATGAGGCGATCGGCCAGGCGGCGTTTGCCGCCCATCCAAGGGATGATGGGTGTGGACATATAAAAGCAAGACCTTTGCTGTATGGATAAACAGTGCTAGGCTCGCTCCGCTTTGTGCACGAAGCAGGAGCCTTGGCTGGACTTGCAGGGACGTTCTGCGAGGAAGGTGGCCGGGTTGGATGTTGACGCATCCTGCCCGGTCGCTCCTTTTACTTCGGTGTAGAGACTTCTTTTGCGTAGGCCTGACAGGCCCGCAGGGCGATCAATCCTTGGTCGCCGGCATCGGTGATTCCGATAATTCGTTGAGCATGCGCTGGGTCAAGTTGGGCTCTTGTGGGGCCATGAACCACGCGGCCGGTGGCGGTGGTGGCTGGCACTGAACAGCCGCTGGCGGCGTCGGTGGCGGCGAGTACGACTGACAACCGCAGATCATCAGTAGCCAGGCGATCACGCAGACGAGCCTGCTTCGTTTGCTCATCGGTCAATTCCTTGTGGTGGGTTTGGTCTTTGTTCTGCAGGCGCTGCTCCAGGGCAAAGCGCTTGTCCTGCTCGGTACGCTGCAGGGCGGCAGAGGCTTGTGATAACTCGTTGAGGGTGTCCGCATGCAGCCGGGCCTGACGCTCCAACTGCTGGCCGTAACGCCATCCTTGAACGGTCCAGGCCAATGCAGCGGAGCCGACCGCCAACATCACCAGCAACAAGCCAACAGTAGCGATACGGAACTGCCCAGGGATCAGGTCGAGGAGACGCATAACACTGCCCTCGCCCTGCCCCAGAGCTGCAGGCGATCTTCCAGGCCGTTGATCCCACCGTTGATGCGGCGGGTGATGGTGTTGAATTGCTCTTGATCCGCGAGCGCGTTAAGCCCGTTTACCGACCAGAACCACGCGGCAGACTCTGCCGCCCACTGCGGCTGCTCGAGCAGCTCAGGCGTGCCAAGCAATCGCTCGTCGCCGAACAATGCCAAGCTGCAGCGCAGGTAGTTGTCGTAGCCGGTGATCTGGATCAGCCCGCGACCCCGATAGCGTTGGCCGTCACCGTCGGCTGCAGGCGTGTTCCCTAGCTTGGCCGCAAGCGTTCCGGTGTCGTACTTGCTGAGGTATTGATCACTCCCCAGTTCACGCACGTACTGCAGTTGGCCGGACTCGTGGCCGACCTGGCCGAGGAATGCCGCCTGGCGCTTCGGTGTGTCGATCTTTCGATTCGCCATGGCTGCGTTTAGGGCGGATACAAAAACGCCGGCTTGGCGGCCGGCGTTCGGGAGGATCTGCAGCAACTGCTGCTGGGTGATGGGCATACAAGCTCCTAACATGAGTAGCCGCACTTAGCGGGGGTTGTGGTGCGCGAACGCTACGCCAGGCTGACAACCTTGACGGGCTTCGCGGCTTTCTTCGTTTTCTTGCCCTTGGCTTTGGTCTTGCCCTTTTTGCCGCCGTTGCACTCGACGGTGGTGGACCAGCCGGCTTGGGTGAATGTTTGTTCGACTGAGTCCACCAGATATTCGCCATCGAGCCCCACCTTGAAACCCTGAGCATTGATAGAGCGCTCCGCGAATAGGTCCGTGCGCCCTGGCATTTCCAGACGCACGCCAGCCGTAGATCGGTTGAACGCAGCCAAGCGCGCCTTGGCTGCGGATTCCGCAGCGGTCTTGTTCGGGTGGATATGGCGGTCGGTGTGTACTGCCGGCAGGCCGTCCGGCACGTCGTCATTCTCCAGGGAAACCACCGACAACTTGCCCGTCTTCCTGTCCTGATGCTTCGCCGCCACGGTCTTGTGCGCGTTACGGTCGCCAAGGCGGAATTGCCAGCGGCTTACGTCGCTGCGCGTGAGGGTGATCGCGCCAATCACCTTGCCGCTGGCACTCAGGCCCGCTTGGCGCTGCATAACCATCAACTTGCCGTCGCCCACCTTGGCGGTGCAGTCGTATTGCTTGGCCAGGCGTGTGACAAAGCTGAAGTCAGACTCGTGGAGCTGGTCAGCCCGGGCGACCTTCGTAGCGATGGTGCAGGCCGGTGTCCAGCCATTGCGGGCCGCGATATCGGAAACAATTTTCGACAGCGGCACGTCTTCCCAGCTACCGCTACGAATGGATTTTCCGGTGCCGCGCATGTCGCTGGCCTTGCCCCGGATAACGATGGTGTCCGGCGGACCGGATACCTCGATCTCGTCGACTACATAGCGACCCAGGCGCACCAGGGACGTTTCGGCATAGCCCAGGTAGACCTCGATGCCGGCGCCGCGCTTGGGCAGGGTCACCAGGCCGTCACGGTCATCAATGCGCAACTCAAACTCGTCCGACTCCATGCCGGGCTTGTCCGTGGTGCGCAACAGCAAAAGCCGATCGTTAATCAGCGACGTAATATCGGAACCGTTCGCGACGATTCTAAATTGTGGAGTCATAGGGCATTGGCCAATAAAAAGCCCGCACTGAGCGGGCTTTAGGGAATGGAGGCGTTACGCATAACGGAACAAGGGCGCAGCCGATAGAACTGAATCAATCCCACAGCGCCACTTGCTCATCCACAGGGCCTGGCAGATCCGGCAAGACAATCACCACGCCAGCACGGTAAGGCTGATCCTCATCCGCCAGGCCCTGATTGGCCGCCAACACTGCCTCAACACTGCCCACCAGATGGCCATAGAAGTTATGGCAAATGGTATCGAGCAGATCCCCGTCAAATGTTCTGCATGTCGTCGCCATAGCGCACTAACTCCAAGGTAAACGCCTGTTTGCGAGGGATACCACCCTGCATCAGCGCGCTTTGGTCTTCGTCAATGGTCTTCAGGCACCAGGTACCCAGCACAAAGCCATACCCCGTTGTCAGGGTCACCGGCTTGAGCTGGGAGCCTATCGAGCGCAGCGTGTTGAGCTGTTCCAGCCCGCCACGGTAGCCAGGAAAAATATCGCCCTTGAGCGTGATTTTCTCGTCACCCATACCCACGGCCTGCTGGGCCGACCGGCGCGTCAGGCGCTCCTGGGAGGCCCATCGGTATTCAGTCGAGCGGCGCAGCGAATCAAAGGCCGCCGTATCAAGGTTGAAGTAATACGGCTGCGCCTTCGGATCCAGCGGCTGAATGATCAGCAGATGGGGGAAAGGCTTCACGGCCTCTTTCGCCGGCGTTGCATCCGTGGCGAATGCACCGGTGGGAATGATGTTGGCCAGTGACGGGTCAATCATTCCGGCGATCTTGTTGATAGCGGTTGCAGCCCTCCCTGCCTGCTCTTTTAGCGTGCCCATGCGCTCATCAATCTGCGACAAGGCGCGGGAAGCACGATTGTAGGTTGCGATAACCTTCCCAACCTTGGCCTGGGCCGTAGAAATTCCGCGCATGACTCGCTGTAGCTTCGCCCCCACCGCAGGACCAATAAACGGCAGATCCTCCAGTTCATTGGCGGCGCCGGTGATTTCGCTGATGGCACCATTTACCGGTCCCATCATGCCATCGATACTGCGCCGGCCCGCTTCACCGGCCGAGGCCAGATACTTCAGGCCGGACTGTAGCTGTGCCAGCGATTCCATATTTCCCCCTTAGGTATGCGGCGCGTCGTATAGCTTGCGGTTTTCGAGCTGCTGGGCGATTTCCCGTTGCTGCTGCTCCATCAGCGGCCGCAACTGGGCCATAAGCTCGGCCGGATCCTTAACGTCGCCTTGCACCGTCAGCGTGATAGGCGCGTGAATGTCCACCTTGGGCTCGATCTTGGCCGGCTGGACCTTCGCAACCACGGCCGCCGCGAGTGGCCCGGCCGTCGCTTCTGCGTTGACCTGAGGCATCATCATGGACCGCGCGACATCACCCTGATTAACAGCGCCAGGTGCTGCCGACAAAGCACCTTGACCTGGGTTGGTCAGCATCAGCGGCCCGGTGCGCGAAGGCGCAAACGACTTGGCGATATCCCCCAGCACTGGCGGAATGTCCTTGCCGGCATCCTTCATCATCAACGGACCGGCCACGGGCATGACCTTCTTGCTTTCGTCAGAGCCAAACATCGACTTGCCGATGGCACCGCCCAGGGCATCACCACCCAAGCTCCCCAGATAGCCACCAATCAGGCCGCCCAGGATGGTGCCAATTACCGGCACCGCTGAACCGATGGCCGCGCCGGCCGCCGCACCGGCGAGCGTGCCAGCAAGTCCGCCAGCCGCCGCGCCATAGCCTTCGGCTTTTTCGTCCTGGGTTTCAGCGTTGTCGTAAGTGTCTTTGACCTTAAAACCGGCCTCTATCACGGCCAATACTGCCGGCCCCTTCAGGCCTGCCCCAATGTCGCGCCCGGGGCCTCGACCACCACGGCCGCCGCCCTTGCCCCTACCTTTTCCATCCTTGCCGCCAGCGTCGTCGACGCCCCCCAAATCCATGCCACCAGATCCGCCAACGGGCATGTTGGTGACAATGACTTTTTGCGGGATGTTCGGATTGCCCATCAGCGAGCCGCGCCCAATGTTGAGCAGCCCCTTCGCGATCTTGAATCCGCTCATAGCGGTCTGAAACGCGATTACAGCCGCAACAGCGGCGCCAATACCCGTCACGACCCGGGGGGACTCGTCCGACAGTTTGGCCAGCCCCTGGGTAACATAGGTCAAACCATCCGCCACTTTGTCAGTGACCGGCCGGAACGCGTCACCAATGGCGCGCATGGCTTCGTCCATGCCCTGGGCCATTTCCGCCCATTTCTGCGCTGACGCCTGCCGGCGCTCCTCAAGGTTCTTATCAAGGATCCCGGTGGCACTGGCCGAGTCTTTCTTGAGCTGGGCATACAGCTCTTTGTTCTGCATGTAGGCCGTCAAAGCGCCCTTAACCTGCATGTCCGCGAAAAGATCCCCAGTCCGCAAAGCCTGCTCCAGGGACGCAATCATGGCCTTGGCTTTCTCGGGGTCAGTTTCCTTACTGATCTTCGCTGTAGCAGCCGCCATCTCGACGGCCTTCTTCGGATCCGTTGCCGCAATGTACTTCTGTGCCAGCTCAAAGCTGGATTCAAGGGTGGATTTACCATTCTGCAGGCCGGTATTCATCGACCCTTGGTAGTCAATCCCGGCATCCTTGTAGGCCTTGACCGTATCGCCAGAACCGATTTTCTCCATCCAGTTTTTGAGGTTGTTGGCCGCTTCATCAGCGCCGCCGGCGGTCTTCATTTGCACCTGAAGCATTGAGCCCAGTTGTGTTACCGCATCCATGCCAGTGATGCCGATCTTGCCCATGCCCGCCAACAGCTCAGGGAACCAACGCGCCATGTCGGCCGCTTCAAAACTGCCTGCTTGGCCCTGATAGGCGATGGCCTCCAGCGCCTTTTGCATCACGACCGGATCGGAGATTTTGGCGTTCTGTCCCAGGGCGTTGATCATTCGGGCCGTTTCGCCGCCGTCCGAACCCTGGCCAATCGCGAACTTGGCCGCCACTGGCGCATATGACAGGGCCTTATCCAGCTCCATGCCGGCACCCACCAGGGCGTTGACCACCTCGGCCACCTGATTGCGAGCCATGCCAGTATCACGCGACGTGCCGATGATCGTTTTCGACATCTGCGCTTCTTCGGGCTTGTTGGCAATGTTCGCCTTGATCGCAATGTCACGAATGATCGCGCCGTAATCCGCGCTAACCTTCGTCGGAATGGCCATCGCTGCCGTGGCGGCCGCCGCCTGGCCAATACTGCTTCTCATCTGCTGTTTGCCAGCATCGAGCTGCATGTGCCCCTTGGCTTTAAGCTCGGCCTTAGTCGCCGCCTGTCCCATGGCCGCATAGGCCTTGGTCAGGTTGCGCACTTCCACGCCCTGCTTGCGCAGGCCATCAAGATTGTTCTCCAGCTTGCGGCGCAGAGCTTCGGCTCCCTTGTCGCCGGCCATGTGCGCTTTGCGCCATTCATCGCGCAGGCGCATGGTCTCGCCGATGGTTTTTTCCAGTACCCGCGCCCGGGAACCTTGTTCCTCCAGCTTCTTGATTTTGTTGCTGACGTCCTTAAACGCCGCCCCTACCGTCGAGCTGACAGCCCCGCCAATGACCAGGCCGAGAGCAAGTTTGTTTGCCATGTGCGCGCCCTATACGTCGGGAAGATCAACAGCGGCTCAATCCGTGAGCCACCACACCATCACATCGAAGGGCATCGCCAGGATCTCGGCAGAAGAGAAACCCGTCTCTTTGGCCAAGCGCCTGGCCATCGCCTTAAGCGTGACCTCGTTACACGTCGTCGTCTTCAACCAGGCGAAAATAGCCCGCCGAAAGGCGCTTGTAGTCCTTGTATTTGAGGGACGTGATTTCTGCCTCGGTAGCCATCAGCAGGCTACAAAACATGTTCAGTTCCATCTTTTCATAGTCGCCACCGCCGGCCACCTTGGCCGCCATCACATCCTTGACGCTGGGCGCGCGCATGGTCAGCTTGTCGGTCAGCACACCATTGAAATTGGCGGGGTACTTGAGCGTTACGGTAACGCCATCGGCGCTCAGAGCCAGCCAGGACGGCAGCGGATCGGTGAGAGATACATCAGTCATATCATTAGTCCTTAAAGGCCCAAGGCCGAACGCTCAGCGGCCAACTGATCAACACCGTTGATCACCTGAACCATGTTGGCAAAATCGATTTCGTACATCACACGCCCGTCGATTTCGAGCTTGTAATAGGTGACGGCCATGCCGTGCTTGATTTCGGACTTGTCGCCTGGCTTCCAATCGCCCATGTCCACTTCTTTGAGCGACCCGCGCAGCGTCACAGTTACCGCTTTGACAGTGCCTTTCTGGCCCTTGAACGACGCACGAAAAACGGCGTTGCAAGCCGTTTGATCCGCCAGACCGAAAAACTTCAGCGACTCTTTGCGCACGCCATTTGTGGTGAATGCCGCTTCCAGCTTTTCCAAGCCGGTGGGCAGGTCGACCGGGCCGCTCATACCGCCGCCCCGGTATTCCTCGGATTTGATCGACAGCTTGGGCAGCGTCATGGACGGCACGTCACCGGAAAAGCTCACGCCATCAACGAACATGACGCAGTTGGTCAACATTTCAGGAATCATCAGACGGCCCCCTTAGGCTGCTTCAAGTACTTCGGTCAGCCACTCGTTGGTGACCTCGATCAGGAAATTCGGGTTCTCAGCCGGCGGCACGTCGGTAAAGCGAATGCGCCAGAAGACTTTGCCCTGCTCCAACTGGGAGGCCGTGTTCAGCTCGGTGTCGGCGTAGACCTCGAAGTTGATCACCGCGCCAGAGTTCTTCTGGTCGCGCATGAAGGACTGAAGCCCGGCGGTAACGTCCGAGACGTAGGTTTTCGTGATCGAGCGGTCAACGGCCCACTTGTGCCCTGCCTGGATCGCATCCATGAGGATGTCGCAGGTACGCACGCGGGTGACGAACGACCACTTGGCATCAGCCGAACAAGTGCGGTTACCCCACAGGCGGTAGCCGCCGTCACGGATGATCGTGGTGATGTTCGCGTTATTGAGCAGGTTTGCCCGGCACGTTGCGTCGCCATCCAAGTACTCCACCGGCCGCGTGGTACCGGTGATGCCTACGAACTCTTTGTTCGATGGCGACGCCCAGTAGCCGTACTCGGCATCAGTCCAGGCAAACAGACCCGCCACCCAGGCCGAGGCCGGGGCATCCACGGTCGCGCTGTCGACGTTGCTCCAGAACTGCACGCCCGGATCCACCAGATAGATGCGCTTACTGCCGAAGTTCAGCGCGTAGGCCATGGCGGCCTCGTCGGTGGTGTTCGGGCCATCAACAATGGCAATCGCGCGCAACTTGCCGGCCAGGGCGTCCATGGCGGTGGCCACCGCCTGGGTGGCCGAGTGCCCCGGGGCAATCAGCAACTTGGGCTGGGCGTTGTGTCGGCTCTTGCCGTCCAGTAACGCCTGAAGGCCCGTGCGCTGCCCATCTGCCAGAACACCACCAATCATGGCGGACGTTTGCAACGCGGCGTCAGCGAGCTTAGGGACGCCAATTGCGACGATCACAGCCTTTGCCCGCACATAGATCGCCTGGCAAGCCCGGGTAATCGCCGAGTCAGCACCGAACGCTGCAATGGCTTCACGCTCGGACGTGATCAGCTTCAGCTCGCCGGCCTTGGCATTACCGCCGCCAAGAATGCCCGGGGTGAAGGTGTCGCACAGGCCGATGATCGAGGACGACGGGAGCGTGATGGTGCGCGCGCCGGTGTCAATCAACGAAGTAGTGACGCCGTGAAAGAAACTCATAAGGCTCATTCTCCAGAAACGAAAAAGCCCCGCATAAGCGAGGCTGTGAGGGATGTTCGTGTTATGCGTAACGGAAAAGAAAACGCCCCGTCAGTGCCGAGCGCTTATGGCATGGCGGTAACACCTGGCGGCGACGGCCATTCGATGGCTAGCGGGTAGCCTGACTGCTGCTCAACGCGGTTTAGACTCACGCTGTAGCGCATCCAGTCCAGCAAGGCGGATTTCTCCAGATCAGTGGCCATATCCAAGTTAACCGCGTATTGCAGCGGCGCGATGCGCAGTTGGGAGGCCCCCAATCGGCTGTCACGCTCCGCCAGCACCAGGGCGGCCGTCGCGCTGGTTTTGGCTTCCTTATCAAGCACCCAAGCACCCAAGCGCCAAACATGGTAAGGCCCAGGAAACGGCGTCGACGTCACCTCATCGGGTAAGTCGCCCAGCGCCGACCATTCAAGCGCTGCCCCAGTTTCGGTTTGATAGACCAAGCCGCGCCTGTCCATCAATTGCACGGGCTCACCGTCGACCAGCGCCCAAGCGCGGCCCGGATCGCACGGCGGCAACACATCATCCAGCTCAATGGTATTCTCTGGAACCTGCACACCGACACCCGGCACAACCGGCAAGGTCACCGGCCCAGACAGGGCGCCAGCAGAGCCCACGATATAGATAAAGCTCATAGACACCTCAGATCAGTTTCAGACGGCCTGGATAGGCGATGTTGCGCGGGCGCGTCATGCTCCAGTACGGCGCCGCGTAATTACCTGTTGTTGTCGGGGTTATCATGTAGATGTCTCCGGAAAAACTGGTTGGGTCACCACCGATCAAAGCGCCGTTACCGATGCCCTGTACCGTTGGCGATAAGCCGTTGTCGGCAGTGATGTTGGTCCCGGTCTGCCAGCTACCCGCCACCCGAGAAGCGTCCACACCGCGCGACTCATCGAGCACCCGCATGAATTCGCCGCGCGCTTCAGGGCTACGGAAGGTCGTCGCACCGTCGCCCGAGGTCCACATACCCTCTTTGCCGGCGCGCAGGGCTTCGGTCGTCAGCATCCCTGACGCCTGGGCGTGATCCCACACCCACGGCCATTCCGCACGGTTGTAAATAAAACCGTTTTGAGCGCCCCAGCCGCCCGGCTGGAAAGCAGTGGTGGTTTCGAATACCAGACGCCCCACGGGCGTTCCATCAAAGCGAGCAATTGGAAACCAGCTTCCCGCACCGTCGCTGCGCAAGTGCCAATAATCCCCGGCGCCCATCAGCACAAAGAACGGATAACCCTCGGCGCGCAAATGGGTGTGAAACTTGATTTTGTCCGTACCGGTCACCTGGATAACGAGGCGATTGCCGCCGTTGTCAATGCGGCGAACAAGTACGTCCCGAACCCCCAGGCCCGCGTCGGCGGCCGGCAGCGTAACTGTTACCGGCGCCGCACTAGCGTCAATTAGGACCACCCCCAACTCATTAATCGCCAGCGCTTTTGACGCTGCAACAGGAACAACTAACGGTTTAGTAACGGCGTCCGTAATGCCATACCCTGCCATGGACGTAGGGTTTGTGCCGCCAATCACCTGACCGTTTTTGTCGACCGTCACACTCCGGTAAGTCCCGGCGATGACGCCGGTCCGGCCAACGATCATTTCGAAGGTCAGCGCCGTGGTTCCCAGGACAATCGGCGCATCCGTCACCAGTTGCCAAACGCTGTCGCCGTTGACATTGCCCGTCTCAACACTGACGAACAGCCCAGGCGTCACCTCGACGCTACTGTCTGCGTCCTGGGTGCGCTTCCACACGCCGGTCGAAGAAACCACGTACAGGCCGTTTTCCTTGGCTGCCGTCTGATCCTTCACCAGCACGCGCGCATCCGCCGGCAACAGCACGCCGTCGATGGTCTGCACGCCACTCAGGGCGATGTTGGCCGTGGTGGCCACCAACACCGAATGTTTGAAGTCCATTTTTGCCATGGCTTCAACAATCTGAGTGTCAACGTATTCACGGGTCGCCAGGACAATCGCCGGGTCAATCTTCAGGACGACACTCGCGGTATTCGCGACGATGAAATTCATCCGAATGATTTGGGTCTTGCCGGTCCCCTGCAGAAGCAACGGCTTGAAGCTCGGCGCGCAGTTGGCCACCGCCACCATGTCGCCGTCGGCGTCATACAGAGCGATTTCCCGGATCCACTTACCGCCAACGTCGGCCGGGATCACCTGCTCGGTGATGATGATGTTCGGGTTGGCCGGATCGGTTCGCACCTGATTGACCGCTGCCCGGCGCCACTCGTTGATCAGCCGCGTTTGGGTCCGATTTGGAATAGGGTCCGTGTTGTTGGCATCACCTACTCCCATTTGCGAGAAGGTCCAGGGCTGGCCCAGGGCGGTAGCGTTTGCCTGTTTCGCCTCCCCCACTGCCGTAAGGATGGCGAAGAACTGACTGTTCTGATCAATCATGGATACACGTCCAGGGTGTCAATTTCATCAATACACATGACCAGGCCATAGGTGCCGGTCACTTCGATATCGCGGGGGGTTGGCGGGTAAACGTCGATAACTTCACCCTCGCTTACACAGGCGCCGATGCCGATGTAGCCGGTGGTTTCCAGGCTGATCGCCAGGCCAGTCATATGCCGGCTGACGGGTTTGGCGTCATCAATGAGCCGGGTCAGCTCTTCGTACATTTCCTCGGTAATGCCGGTGTCCAGAACGCCTACCTTCAGCGCGAACGTGCCCGGCACGCCCTCGGGCACCGTCTGCCACCACTCCATGACCTCAATCAGGTAACCCAGCGGCTCGACCACGCGGCGCAATGCGCCAATCGTGCCTTTGTGCTTGTGGATGTAATACGAGGCCTTTATGGCGGCCCGCTTGGTCGCCTCGCTCCACCGGTAATCCCAGCGGTCGACCGACCAGGCCCACGCCAGATGCAGCAGCAAATGGGCTGGACACGTATCGGCGTTGTAGAGCGTGCGCAACGGAACAATGGTTTTTTCGTAGAACGCTGCCTCCATAGCCCGCTCTAGCTGTGTGCTATTGCTGGGCAGTAGGCTTTTCATCCGCCAACCTCACGCTGTAACCAGTGCAGTACGCGGCCTGGGCTTTAGTAGGGGCCAAGTCGACCCACCCGGGCAGCTCGACACGCGAAACGCCGGCAACATGAACCTGGGCGTCCACAGCAGACCGGGCCACCTCAACGCCAAGACGTTTACGGGGGTTGACCCATTTCGAGAGGCGGCTCGAGGCTTCAGCCAGGGCGGCGTCACCTTCTGGTCCGGCGCTGTTCATGTGCAGGATTGCGTCAATTCGGTAATTCAGAATTTCGGCGCCCTGGGCTGTTACCCGGTCACCCAGTGGCCGCACGTCATCGTCATTCAGGGCCAAAGCCACCGTGGCCAACAACTCCGACGTGGCCGTCCCATCCCCTTCGGTACTCAGCACCGTTACGATAACGACCGCCGGCGACGGACTTTCCGCCGTGGCATCCAGCACAAGGCCGGACGCGTTACGCGCGTGCAGGATGTAGCTGTTACGCGGTCCCGCCGTGGTCAGCCCCTCATAGGCCAACTGGATGCGCTCACGAAACGGGTCATCACCCTCAAGGACTTCAGCCACCGGCGGAACCGCCAGCAGATTCTCGGGCTGAATCACCAGGCGCTGAAGGTTGACGTTTGCGCCCAACTGATCGAGGTCGCCCTTGATGGCGTGAGCCAACAGCAGCGCCTTGCAGGCATCGTTAACCCGGGCGCGGTTACCGACCTTGTTATAAGCCCCCACCTCCAGCACTTTGGTAACAGGATCGCTTTCGAGTGCAGCGTTCCAGTTGTCGCCCATGTAGTCGCGAAACGCTGACAGCCCTTCGTCGTAGACCTCCTCAAAGTCCAGCGGCTCCAGCACCTCAGGCGCCGGCAGCGCCGACAGATCCACGATGCTCATACGCTTATCTCCCAGACAACGCTGTCGCCCAGGTACTCGCCGGCAACACGTAGATTAATTTTCCCGTCTAGCAAAGACAGGGCCGCCACCCGCTCCAGCTTCAGACGTGGCTCCCATCGACCCAAGGCTCTGGCTGCTTCCGCCTGCACTGCACTTTTCCAACCGGCGTTAATTGGTAAGTCAACGAACAAGCGCAACTTGCTGCCGTACTCCGGCCGGTGCCGGCGACTGCCCAGGGGTGTGCCCAAGATATCGGCGATGGACTGGCGCAAATGCTCGATGCCGGATATGGGCTGCCCGGTGTGGCGATCCATTCCGATCATCTGGCTTAGCCCTCCTGGGCGGCGTATTCGCTATTGGCCTTCAGGAAGGCCACAGCCTCTTTGTCGGACTCCGGCACCACCACCAGGTGCTTGGCCACCGGGTAAGTACGATCGGTGTCAGGCACAACCAGCGTGCGCGACGCGTAGACCAAATCGCGGAACGTCAGCGACGCTTGCGCGGCCGGGGCCTGATCTTCTGTTACGGGCTTCTCGATGGTCTTGGCCATGATTTCTCCGGGCATGAAAAAGCCCGCACGCGGCGGGCTGTAGGTGAATGTGGTTAGTGCTTGTGGTGGTTGTCGCTGTTACCGGCCGCCAGGATGTCGGCGGCGCCGGTGATGCTCTGCGTTACGTGTAACGGGCCATCGATCTCTACCGCACCGATCAATGCTATCTGAGGCGATTTAATCGCCGCCCAACCGGGAGCCAGGTCGAACTCGGTACCGCCCACCGTGGCATTCACCGCGTTATCCGTAACGGTCACAACGGTGCTGCCCACTTTGATAGTGACGGTACCGGTTGGCAGGGTGATGGTGTAGGTCTTGGCCGCCCAGTCGTAGACCAGCGAGCCGCCATCATCAAAACGCCAGACCTCGACATGATCGCGATTATCCGGTGGGCCGCCGGCATTGCCGTACAGCCCAGGGATAAACGTGCCCATGCCCGCCTGGCCACTGGGGTTGAACAACACCCCCTGCTCGCCCAGGCTTGGCGCCCGCCAGTGCCGCGCCTTGCCGGCAGCCAGGCTGTGCCAGCGCACCCAAGCGCTGGTCCATTCGCCGTTGGACACCCGCACCGCCGGCGCCGCGAGATCTACACCGACCACCACGCACGGCATCAGCATGGCGGCAATCATGCGGTCATGTTCCGCACTGGCGTAACTCACTGAATGTCCTCGGGGCTCACCGGCCCGACGCCTGGCCCCAGGTCGATGACCAGCGAACCCGGAGGCTCATCCGGCCACGGCCATTCCTCAGCGCCCAGGTAAACCGTCTGATCCCACTCCACCAGCCAGACGAAGTAGCCATCCAGTTCGGGCTTGGTCCAGTCCTGGGTGGAGCGCACGAACTGCGCGCAAGCGACCTCCACGCCCCAGTTCTGCCCTCGCAAAAGCACCGCCAGTTGTGAGGCCAGTTGCACGGCCTGACGTTGCGGATCCGCGCTGATCGAATCGACAATGATCCGCGCCTCGAACTTGCAGGTCAGCGAGGTTTCACCGGTACCGATATCCGGCGCCGGTTCCATCTCGGCCATTTCCAGTAACACCACCGGCGTAGGAATGCTGGTGTCTGCCGACAGATCCGGCCAGAACGACGCGCCCCGAATGCCTGGCAATTGCTCCTGCAGGTGCTGCTCGATGGCGTCATACAGACAGTCGAGGCTGAAAGGCTGATCAGACACGGGCGGTCCCCTTGAGGTATTTCTGCAATTCAAAGTTGAGTTCTTGCTTGAGGATCTCCAGCAAGAGTTCATCGGCGCGCTTCACCCAGCTGTAGAAGTGCGGTCGCACTTGTTCCAGCGAGACCTTGGCTTTCGCCAAGGGGAAACGGTTGTCGCTTTCCGCAATGAAGCCAGAGCTGCGCCGCCCCTGCGTGCTGTCGGGGTAATCCGTGGCGTTGAAGTGCTTGCTCGACGTGCGGATCCAGATGTCAGGACTGCTGCCATACACCTGCTTGAAGAACGCGCCCTGGTAGCGCCGCCCCGCCACCGAGACACCAGCGCGGGATTGCCGAGGCCGTCCGATGCGGCTGGCCTCGATGGCGTTGACCCCAAACCACAACTTGCCGCGCATCGTCCCACCACTGACCGGATAAGCCCGCAAGCGTTGCCGGACGGCGCCGATGGCGATCCGCTCCTGCTTGCCTACCGCCCGAGCGATGTGGGTACGCAGCCTGCCCAACGTCTTGTTGATTGCTCGACGCTGAGCCGCCGCCGCAGCCTTGGGCACCAGTTGGCCAAACTCGCGCAAGGCCTGGGAATGCACCTCCGACGGTAGGATGTTGATCATCCCGCTGTCGCGGTTTTGCTGCACATGGCTGCCGACGCTCATGGTCGCTTCCTCAAGATCAGGGCAACCAAGCCATCGCCGCCGGGCTCCAGTTGCAGCAGGTCGTAATCGCCACCGCCATCCAGGGTCGGTAGGTCGATGGTGACCCGCAGCCCCTTGCTCAGTCCGTCTGAATCCTTCACGCGGATCTCAAAGCGAGGTTCGCGTAAGCCGGTGTGGACCTTGCCGAACTGCGGTTGCTTCCACGGCGCCACGAACATGCCCAGCACGGGCTCAGCGCGGCCTTCGATCTGGGCGCTGTCGCCCAGGGTCTCGAATACCACGTCGTCGATATCGTCGATCAGATCGCGGAAGGCCATGGTTAGAGTTCCAGCAGGATCTGCGCCAGGGGCCGCGTGCACAGGTGCAACGGGTTGGACTGGGCTTCACCGGCCACGCCCTTGTTGAACGGCAGCGGCTCGATCTTGCTGTAGTACGGGATGCCCTGGGTGTTGACCGTTTCCATGTAGTCGGCCGGTGCGAAGGACGAGATGTACAGATCCGGGACGCCTTCGGGGATCAACAGGGCCTTGTCGTCGTGGACGAACGAAACACCGGCCACCTTGCCACGATAACGCTCCCAGACGATCCCGCCGAATTCGAAGCTTTCACGGGCATCGCCACGCAGGGACGCGGCTTGCATAGTGTTGAGGTAGGTCTCTTTGACCGACCGGTGAACGATCAGCTTGTTCCAGAAGTTCTTGCCGCAGAAGGCGCGGGAACCGGTGCTGGTGATACTGCCAAGGGCTTCCTCTTGCATATCGAGAGCTTCACCGGCACGGACACGCAACTCAGTGTCCGGGTTGCCCAGGCCCATCGGCAGCTTTTTGCGATTGACGCCAAACGTCTTGTAGATATCCAGCAGCGAGGTCTTGCCGTCCGCGTCCAGGATCTGCCCATTCAGGGCACCCATGCGCTGGAATTCGTGCGTGGCATCCAACTGGCGGCGAGCCTTCGCCAGGCGTTTGTTGACCACATCTTGCACCGACTGCAACTCGGTGCGAGTGCCGAATGCGCGGATACCCTGGATCTCATCGGCCTTGATGGTGAAGCGTTCCGGCAGGTGCACGGTGTTGAATGGGATCAACTGACGTTTGGTCCCGCCGACCACCAGGCCCGAGGTGCCACGCTCCCCCGCCGGCACCAGGGCCAGCGTGTCACCGTCCTTCTCGATCTGCACGGTGATCGTGCTGATGCCCTCTTCGCGAAACAGACCCAAGCTACTGATGCGGCCCGGCAGGTATTCCTGTTCATTGATTGCAGCGGTCAGCGAGGAGACGCTGAACGCATCGTCTTCAAAAATGGCGATATCGGCCATGGGGGTACTCTCCAGAAACGAAAAATCCCGCACTCGGCGGGATGGATAAATAGGGGGAGCGTCTTAGCGGACGATCAGGAAATGGGCGGCCAGAGCCTTTTCGGCGGCGGGATCAAGCCCCGTCAGATGCGCTTCGCTGACCTCGGCCAGCCGCACTACCGCACGACCGCGCCGGACGACGTCCGATTGTCCCAGCGGCCCGTAAAGAATCGCGATGGCATTTTCAGTGCCGTCCTCGGCCGTTGGCTGGTAGGGCGCAAACTCGCCGCTGACCGTAATCAGGCCGAGGATCTGACCCGGCTCCAGGGCAGCCCCTGCGGCGACGTTGATCGCTTCACGGGAAATATTGCCGGCGCCTTCGGACAGCAGAAACTCGCCCGCGTGCATCGATTCCAGTTTGATGGTCATGCTCTTACTCCTTTCGAGGTTCCGTTCTGTGCTACCTGACGGGCGGCCCAGACTGCGTGGGTGTCGACCTGTTTGGCCTTGATCGTTGGGGCTGGGTCATCGTCCAGCGGCAGGCTGTTGTTGATTTCAAAGCCACCGCCACTGCCCACTAGCTTGTCGAATAACCGCGCGCGGACTGCGGCTTCGTCCAGGCCCGCTGAGATGAATTCGGCAGTCAACTCCGGGAGCCGCGCCGCGACGCAAAGGCCGTGGAGGGCTTTGGCCTTTGTCAGCGCAGCCTGGACCACGGCTTCGCTTTCCAGCTTTGTGGTGGCAAGTAACGAATCCACCAGGTTATTGATGCCCGCCGCCGCACAACCTTGGGTGACCATCAGCGCCAGTTTGGACGAGTCCACTACCGGCGCCGGATCAGGCTCCGGCGGCTCGACTTCCGGTTCTTCATCAAGCTGGGCGAGCAGTTCAGGCGGCGCATGCTGGAAGCGCTGCAACACGCTGCCCTGGCCAAGACAGGCTTTGACTTTGAGGCCGTCGCCCACCTCGTCTGCCAGGCCCAGCGCCACCGCCTCGTTGGCCGTGAGCCAGGTCTCGGCATTCACCATGCGCCTCAGCTCAACTTCGTCGATGTCAGGCGCCTTGGATTTGTAAGCTGCGATGATCGCTTCCAGGCTCTGGTCGAGCGCATCAGCTACCTTACGCAAATCCTCGGCGTCACCCGCCGCATAGGTCCATGGGTTGTGGATCATCAGCATGGCGTTTGCAGCGATCACCACCCTGTGAGCACCACACACAGCGACACCGGCCGCGCTGGCAGCCAACGCATCGATGCGGCCAGTGCAGCGCTCGCCCAACCGGGAAAGCGCGTTGTGGATCGCCAGGCCATCGAACAACTCGCCGCCGATGCTGTTGAACGCCGCAATCACCGGGGACACGCCGTCATCCATGGCGCGCAGATCCTGCACAAACTGATTGGCGGTGACGCCCCAGGCGCCGATCTCGCCGTACACGAAGATCTCTATGCTGCGTTGCTCGGCTTCGCCGCTGGCCTGGAAGGTGTACCAGCTTTTATCGGCGACCTTTACCTGCTTGCCCGCCTTGTCATAAACGCGGGGCTTGGCTTTTTTGCTCATAGTTGTTCCTTGTCATCGATCACCTCGATGGCTTCAAGAGTCGTGTAATTGAGGCCAAGGCCCGTGGCCCTGACGAGATCTGCAGCGTTTTCGGTATCGACCGTTTCCGCGTCATAGCCGGTACGCAGCACCATCTCACTGCGCGAGGCGAAGCCCGCTTGCACTTCCATCCGCCGCGCTTGCACGTCCTGCACTGGTTGGATGTAGGCCCAACCCTGCGGTACCCAACGCGTGCGCAGATACTCGCGCCGACGTTGCGCGTAGTCCGGCAGCACCAGGGCGCCGGACAGCACCGCCATGTCCATCCATGCAGCCCGCACCGGGCGGCACAGCTGATGCACATACACGCCGAACTGCAGTTGTTCTAGGCGCCGACGGAACTCGTTGAGTACTACCCGTAGCGCCCGGTCGTTGACCTCCCGCATGTCGCCGGTGAGGATCTCGTAGGGGGTGCCCGAACCCGCCGCTGCCGCCATCAACTGCTGACGCATAAAGTCCGGGTAGTTGTTGCCGGCGTCCGGTGGTTTGGAGAACTCCACCTCTTCACCTGGTCCCAGCTCCTGCATCGTGCCGGGCTCCAGGGCGACCATCGGCGTGAAGCCGTCGCGGTCGGTGACCAGCAACTGCCCCGTGACGGGATCGCGTGGCTGTTGCCCGGTGTCCGGCGCCGGTCGCTTGATGAAACCTGCGAACAGGTTCGCCACTTCCTGGCGGAACAGCACCGCGTCATCGTAGTTGTCCAGGCTGCGCAGGCGCTTCAATACCGGCGCCAGACGCGGCACGCCGCGCAGTTGCCCTGGCTCCATCGGTTCGAAGATATGCAGCACCTGAGCCGCCGGCACACGTACCAACTGGTTGTAGCCCGCGTTCAACGACGACGAATCGCGTGGGTGCGAGAGGTACATCCAATACGCCACACGCTTGCCGGCCGGATTGAACTCGATACCGGCGCGGATGACGTTGCCGTTTTTGGCCGTCTCGAACTTGTCGTGCGGCACAAACTCAGGCGCCAGCGCCTGTAGCTGCAGCGGGACCGCCAAACCTTCGCTCTGGCTGCGTGGCCGCAATCGGACGAAGCATTCCCCTGCAGTTTCTACGGTGCGCGCCACCAGCGCCTGCATGCCGTAGAAGTCGGTCAACTCATCAGCGTCCGCCTCATCCACCCAGTCGTCCCACAATTGCTGCTTCAGCTTGCGCAGTGCCGCGTCATCCGTGGTCGGCCTGGGCGTGATGCCGGTGCCGATCAGGTTGCTGACGCGCTTGTCGATGACATTGAAGGCATACGGGTCATTGCGCACCGCCGCCCGCGAACGAGCGCGCAGATTGCGCAGTGCCGGGGTGTTGATACTGTTGATGCCGTCGTCGGTGGCTTCCCAACTGGCCGAACGCCTGCCCTCCCCGGCGCCTTCGTAACTGGCCTTGATGTTCGACGGCAGCAAGAATCCGTTACGGGTCAGCGTCGGATAATGTCGGGCCATTAGAGTCCCTTGCCTCCGTGGGTAAGCCGAACCACACGAGAGCGCGGCCCGGCAGCGTTGGTCAGCGACGTGCGGATCTCGTCGCGGGCCTTGAGCAGTTCGTCGATGGAGCGGTACTCCACCGTGCGGTCGCTGTAGCGCACGGTCTTTTCACCGCGTGCGATGGCGCGCTCGATGGCTTCGAGGTGCTTCGGGGTAAACGACATATCAGCGTCTCTTCAGATAACCGCTGGTGGAACTGCGGCGTTGTGGGGGTGCGGCGGGTCGCGGTCGGGCGACTGGGGCAGCAAGTGGCGGTGCTGGAAGCGACTGACGCGCAGCAACCGGTGCCGGTGCTTCTTCAACGTCGACGCGCTCGCCTTGCACAGGCTTGACGCCCAACACATCGTCGAACAATCCGGACTGAGCCAGCGCTTGGCGTACCCGCTCCCAGTCGTGTTCCTGGTACCGGTTGATGCCGAGGTAATGTGCCATCGCCAGGCAGTACACCATCAGGTCGAGCGCTTCGTTGCGCTCAGCCTTGCCCTTGACCCACTCGATACGCTTGTAGCCTTTGACGTATCGGGCAACCTTGCGCTCGGCAACGCACTGAGCGAAAAATTCGTCCGGTAAGTCGTTGGCAAAGTGCAGCGAACCAGGGCCGTCCTCGAAGGCGTAGCGGTTGTAGATCCAGTCCTTCGCGGTATCGGTACCGACAAACCACAGCTCTGCGCCGCCGCGTTCGGTCTGGCCCTTCCATGTCACGTCGACCATGGAAGGCCGCTGAGCAATCACCGGTTTGCCGGGCTTGCTCGCGCCCTTGATGGCGAAGATGTTGCGCCAGCGCCTCACACGGCAGAACTGGTACACCTCGTCGGTGTGGTGACCGCCGGAGTCAACGCCAGTCGCCAGGATCGCCAAGGCAACGCCGCAGGGATGCCGGTATCGAACCTTGAGCTTTTCGTCCAACACCGCCCAGATGCGCTCATCTGCAGGGTCGCCCCATATCACCTGGTGGTCGACCACCCAACGTTCCATCCCAACGCCGAAGCCCATCACCATCAGCTCCAGGCGATTGGCCTGGACATCGACAGCGCCAGTCAGCATCAGGACGCCCACCGGCATGCTTCCGAGGGTGTAGGTCTCCAGCCGTGCCCGAGCGACCAGCACTTCGGCCTTGGTCTGCTCTTGCGCGCTGTCCCAAACCTTGGCGAGACGGGTGTTGTAGAACACCTGCATCAGTCCCATGTCGCCTTTGGACTGGGCCTTCTTGGCGTCTTCGAACTCCTCGGCCAGTGAGGGCCAATCCTTCCAGCCAATCGGCGAGTACAGAGCGTTGAGGTGGAAGCCCACCGTCTTGCCATCGCCGCTGCCATGGGCACGCCATTCGCCCCGGGCAAGCATGTCAGTCTTGTGGTGTTCCTCGATCAGCACGTCACATTCAGGCGCAGCGCACTGGTAGTGAACCGTGCGGTAGTCCTTGCTGTAGAGCAGCCGCTCCCATTCCAGCACCTGCATGTGCCCGCAGGAGGGGCATGGCACGTAGTAGTAACGCTGGTCGCTGGACTCGAACAGGTCCGAGATCCGCGAGGCGCCCTTGATCGTCGGCGAGCTGGAGAAGTAGATCTTCGCGTTTCGGCCAAAGTTGGTCGCCCGCGTTTCCGCCAGCACAATAGGATCACCTTCCTGGCCGACATCATTTTCCCAGCGGTCGACCTCATCGCCGTAGATGTAACGCGCCGAAAGCTCAGACAGGTTGGCTGCAGAGCCGGCCGTCGTGACGTACAGGGAACCGCCCTCGAACTCCTTGGTGTCCATGGTATTGCGTGCGTCCCGCGAACGGCTGGCCGCTACTCGCTTCGCCAGTTCTGGGGTTGCTTTGATCGTCTTGCTGATACGCCCGGAAACTCGCTTGGACAGGCCCAGGCTGGGTAGCAGCGCCAGAATGTTCGACGGTGCCATGTGGATAAGGCCGCCCATCCAGTTCAAGGCGATCTGCGTTTTCATCAGCTGCGAAGCCACCATGGTGACCACTCGCCGACAAGGGTGAGCCGGTGACAGGCAGCGCATGGGCTCGCGAGCGTATGGCGTCCGTTCGGTGCGGTACTTACCAGGCTCAGGGGCGCCGGTGTCCCGTGGGATGCGCATGTATTCGTCGGCCCACTCGTCGATCCAGAGGTCCGGATCGGGTCGTAGCCCACGGAAATACGCCTCACGGTACGCACGGTCACCGTCAGGAAATTCCGTGGTCATAGGTCAGCTCACAGTTATCGCTCGTTCAAGGTCGGACGAAGACATACGCTCCGCCTCTTCCAGTGATTTGCGGAGTGTTGCCGTCAGGTGTTTTTCGATGTCCCAGGGATCGGTCATGGCTGCAACTTTGTGGGACAGCTGGGGCAGCAGGCCGAAGAGTTGGTCACGCAAGTGGCGCCCCGCGTTGTAGGCCCCCAGCTCGACAGCATCCCTGGCAACCAGCGAGCCCTGCGCCTTGTGCAGCTCGATCTCGGCCAGTTGCGCCAGGTTGTGTTCGCGCATTGCGCGAGCCTTCTGGAAGTCATGGCCCTTGGCGCCGACAGCAATTGGCCGCTGCGGCGCAGCCGTGTTAGTCGGCTCGACCAGGGGGGAAAGTTGACTGTAAACGTCACGCTGGATCCGGTCCTGTTGGTGTCGAGCCGCGACGGCGGCTTTGCTAGGGTCGGCGGTTTCGAGGATCAGTGCTTCGGTTGCCAGCACATCCACCATCTTGCCATCCGGCGAAAGCACTAGGCGGTTGTTGCCTTTTAGCCAGGTGATGTAACTCGGCGTCCTGCCGATGCGAGCCGCGAAAGCGCTCTTTGACAGGTAGGTTGGTTCTGTCATGAGCTCTCCTTTTTCAACGGCTTTTCAATGCAAGCCTTTCAATTTCAATGGATTGAATTTCAGTAAGTTGGCTGCCCTCCCGCTAACGCTTTCCCGCGGGTTTCATGCCCCGTACCCCCCGGATGCCGCCAGGGTCCCCGGCGATTTTCCGGCGCACCATTTTGATGCGATTCGCTACAGGCCACGTATTCCGTGGCCTCCAGCGCATCACACCTGACCGCCTCCCGAGGGCGGCACGTCGCACACGCCCAACCGCTTGGCAGCCCAACGTTCGTACAGGCCAATGGCGACATCGGCGCCGGCCATCGCGGTAAGGCATCCGATGCTCCCCGCCGCCAGTACCGACATGCCCGATGCGTGCAGCAACATCATGGTGGAAAGCCCGCAGACCACGCACGCCCCGGACCGAAGCAGCAAGCGGCGAACCAAAGACCAGCCACTCACCCCCGCTTTGTCAGCCCGCCACGCCTCGCCGGAAATCCCGCCGACCAGGGACAGTAGGATCACCATCCAGACCGGCATCTCAATAAGCGCTTGCTGCTCGTTCGTCATCGCCCTACCCCATAAACGCAAAAACCCGGCGCAATGGCCGGGTTCAGTGTGGTGGTGTGTCCCGCTGCTTGCGGTCGCACCTATCGAAGATGGGTACTTTTTACAGGTGGATTTTACTGGCAGCAAGCGGGTTTTAATGCCATGGCGCAATACGGGTGCAATACAGGTATGACGCAGGTGCAACGCAGGGACAACGCATTCAATCGGCCATCGCTTCTGGTGCCTTGTCTTACCTGTCCCACTATTCTAGATCGTAGTAGGACAGCTACAGGCGCCTGAATGCGGGGCTCTGCCCTACTGTCCTACCTATTTTACTTTTCTCTTGTGTATAGAGAGAAAGCTAAAAGCACGCGTGCGCGCCATGGGCGCGACTACGTGCCCGCTATGCTCATGTGTGCGTGGGATGGGTAAAGGTTGGACGGTAGGACAGACCAACAACGGCGCGGCCTGCGCCTGTCCAACTGCGCTAAATGCGAGTCGGACAAGGCAGGACGGTAGGACAGAGGCACGCGGAGTGACGCAGAGGGTCATGCAGCCTTCCCCATCAGCATCCCCTGGATGAACACATGGGCGTCATGCAGCCGCATATAGTACGTCCGCGAGCTGCATGCACAGTGCAATAGCTTCTGTGAAAGGAAGCTTTCGTGGTTGCAGTAGTGCTCCCACACGACCAGTGCAAGGCGGGGCGGCAGGTGCTTCTTGACGATTAGCTCAATATCCACTGATTCATCCAGCAGCACTCGACTACCACGCGTGCCGCGTATCAGCTCCCCTTTGCATTCCATCAACATGGCGATCATGTTGCCGCCACTCGGCCCGCCAACGTTTTCTGGTACAGGCGAATGTAGATCCTGCGCCCATAGCTTGAGCATCTCGTCGATTCGCTTAATCAAAGCAAGGCTCCTCGATCACCGACTGCTGCAACACAGACGCACGGCCCCAGCCCGCAGGCTTCTCATAGGCCCAAGGCCGTACCCCGCTTTTTGGCAATGCCGGCATTCGCCGCTTGCGCCAACCCAGCCGGTGCATGATCGCCCCGACCCGCATCTGCTCTGGCTTGCCCCAATGGCCGAAGTCCAGCTTCAGCGCCTGGGTCAGGATCTCGTTGCCAGTGGCGGTTTCGCCGATCTGCGACTCTTCCATCCAGGTCAGGATCGGCCCTTCCCATTCATCGACCACAAAGCGTTCGTCCTGGGCCTCGGTGAACATCCGGGTTTCATCCTTGGTCACCCACCAGATATCGCCCGCCTCAAAGCAGAACAGCGCCTCAGCCCAAAGCTGGTCGCGGATCTCGCGCAGTTGCTCCAGATCGACCTTGTTACAGAACACTGGCCAATAACGACGGTTGCCGGTGGCGTCCTTGAGGTATTCCTCTTGGTTCGTGGTACCCACGAACACACACTGGCGTGGCACGTCGTTCGTCCTGCGGCCGTAGCTCTCGCGGTAGGTGTCGGTGGACGCGGAGAAAAACTGCTTGGCCTTGGTGCTTTCAGCCTTGTTGAAGCTGTCCAACTCCCCCAGCTCGACAATCCACTTGCCGCGAATCGCCTGGAAGCTGTCCTTGTCGCCGAGGGCAAAGGGTGTGTCCATAAACCACTCGCCGCCGAGAACGCCCATGGCGGTGGACTTGCCTTCACCCTGCCCGCCCTCGAGGATCATTACTGAGTCAGCCTTGCAGCCCGGGCGCATCACCCGGGCAACTGCCGAGATTGGCCAGCGCTTACCGACCTTGGCCGAGTACTCCGTGGGCTGGACGCCCAGCACATCGGTCAGCCAGGTTTCCAGCCGGGGCACGCGGTCCCATTCCAGCTTCTCCAGGTACTCGCGCACCGGGTGAAAGGAATGGTCGTGGGCAACTACGCTGACCGCCTCGATCACATGGGACGCCTTGACCCGCAAGTTGTACTGCTGCGCAAGCCACTTCATCACCCGCATGTCATCGATGTCGGCCCAATCGCCGGCACCGCCGCCAAAGGGCGCGGACCGCAGCTTGACGATCTTGGAGCTGAACACGCTGTAACCGATGACGCCGGCCCAGCGTTCGTCATTGCCCAGGATTAGTTCGACGTTTTGCATGTGCGCGATCAGGGAGCCGTTTTCGGTGCGTGCCAGTTGGTCCTTCCAACCACCAGCTGCTGGAGGCTTGACCACCGCCAGCACCTGGCGGCGGACGGCCTCCAATCCCTCGGCGACGTGCAGGTCGTTGAAGTCGGTCCACTTGATCTCGCGCTCGCCGGAGAACACCGGGGCGACCACCTGACCGCCGACAACCAGCGCTGCATTGTTGGCCTTCTCTTCGCCTGGGTTCCAAGGGTCACCGTTGGGGCGCGTGGTCTTCCAGTCATCATCGCGGCAGATGATCAGCGGGCAACCGGGGAAACGCTCGCGCATGGCCTTGGAGACCGGCAGCAGGTTGCCCGCGTCGAAGGCGATGGCGACGGTGAGCGAAGTCGCCATGTGCAGGCTGGCGCCCGTGGCATACCCCTCACACACCAGCACCGGTTCGCCGGGCTCAGGATGCGGGCCGATCAGGTGGAAGGCGCCTTCCTTCGACATGCCGTAGGGCCAGTACGCCTTGTCACGGCCGGTGTCCTCTTGCTTCGAGGGGAAAATCACCTGCAGGCCGACGATCTGGTCGCGCACATTGCACATAGGCACCAAAAATGCGCCAGTACGTGGCGCATAGCGAACCTTGAAGCCGACAATCTGCTTTCGATCCAGATAGGCGCTCTTGCCCTTCTCCGGCATGCGCTTGAACAGGCCGGCAGCACGGCTGGCCGCTCGGCGCGAGGCGTTGGCCGCAACCTCGGCAGCCTTACGCTTGGCTTCTTCCTGCCGAGCGCGCATGACCTCACGCTCTTCGGGACTCATGCGCCCGGCCTTGACCTTGATCTTTTGGGTGTCACCGGAGCGCCAGTCACCGAAGCTGCCGAAGATCAGCGTTTCGTTTTTTTCGGTACGGTGTTCGTGGATGACGTACCAGCCGTTTTTTTCCTTGCCCTTGTCCTGGGTGGTTTTGCAGCGGGTGAGTTTGCCGAAGGCCAGGGGCTGAGCGGGTTCAAGGCCGTAGTCCGCGAACTGATTCAATACCTCATCGAGCATGGCGGGCATTCCTGGCTTCGTCGATGGATTGGCAGGTCACGCAATGCGTGCAGCCGGGAATCGCCACGCGGCGCGCTGTTGGGATCGGCGTGTCGCACTCTTCACAGAACATGAAGGAATGCGCGGGCATGGCGGCTTTTTTCACGTTTCGTGCGGCGAGCGCACGGTCCATGCGCTCCTGCACCAGGTCATTTGCAAAGTCGATGTCGTCAGCCACGGTCCGCCCCCCGAGTTGTCTGGTTGACGTATTGGGCGCGATTGAGCATCCCCAACAGTCCCTGGATTCCGCGAAATACCTGCAGGCGAATCTCGGCCAGTTCCTGATCACTCACAACGCCATCGCCAATGCTCTTGGCCCAGGTGTCGGCCAGGTCAGCCACCTGCCTGAAGTACGAGGCAATACCGGTGGTCAGGGTCTCAGGCATGTCGCTGGTATAGGTTTCAGCCAGCTCTTGCCACGTTGTGTCGCCGACCAATGCATGTACCGCATCGAGGATGCGGCGGTCCTTGGTCAATTCGAGGATCTCGCCGAACTCTTGAATGTTGACCGCGTGCGAGGGATGGGTGGGAGACAACTTGTGCTGCAACGTGGTGGCATTGCGGCCGGTGGTGGCGGCGATTGCAGCGGCACCGCCGGGATAGTCCCGTGCGGCGTGGTACAGGGCTAATTCGAGCGTCAGGACTTCCCTTTGCGCTCGATCAACACAGCTTAAAGCTACTCGGCTCATGGCATTAATCCTACTAAGTTGCCAGTGCCCCGCGACGTGTAGTGGTGATACATTTGCCGCGTGGCTTGAAAGGGCCCAAACGCCGGCCAGATCTTAGGGATCGAAACCGGCACCGTGCCGAGGCGAACAATCCGTTGCTCACCTCTGGCGCAACAGCTGCCTAATCTGTGGTGGAGAAGGCAGCAACCCAAGGCATCCGTGCCTTGGCAGCGCGATAAAGGGAGGTGGTTTGCATGTGGTGTGCCCTCCTACCTTCGTCGCGACCCGACAGCACTGTGGTGGTGTGTGCCGGGAGGAACTAGGCGGCCCTTGGGTCGCCTTTTTTCTATGCTGCTTCTGGAACATCATGCTCAGGAGGAAAAACATCATCAAGAGTGCATGTAGTCCCCAATTTATTGAGCGCTACCGTAATGGCACGGCACTCGTACAAGCCAGGAATTCGAGTACCCGACTCGTAATTACTCAGCCGGCTCTGAGACCAACCCAGAGCCCCAGCAAGTGCCGTCTGCTTGATTCCACTACGGTTTCTGAGGGCAGATATCCTATTCATTAGAAGGTTCTCTTCGTGATCCCGAACGGAGACTAACAACGGTTTGTTATTTTTACAACACGTTAAGTCGTAAATCACTTACACAAATCGTGATATTTTCCACATATGGAAACTTTAGGTCAGCGCCTGGCGCGCTATAGAAACGAAGCGAATCTCACGCAGAAAGACTTGGCTGCAGCCTGCAATTGGCAAAACGGCCAAGGGCGTATCGCAAACTATGAAAAAGATAAGCGCGAACCAAGCCTTGCGGATCTGCGCATGCTTTCGCTTGCCTTGAAAAAACCTCTGATGGACCTTGTCGAAGGCGACGACGATCAAACGAGAAGCACAGCGCCAAAAATTGATGAGTACGCTCTGATTCCGCAATATACAGCGCACGGCTCAGCCGGCAACGGGCATCTCAACGACCACGTAGAAATCAAAGGGGGACTGGTTTTCAGGCGAGACTGGCTCGCCCGTATGGCCTTGAGGGAAAGAAGCCTGCATGTGATTTACGCTAAAGGCCAGAGCATGGAACCCACCATCTGTGACGGCGATGTTGTCCTGCTGGATGAAGCACAAAAAGAGCCGAGAGACCGACGCATTTACGCCATGCTCAAACCTGATGGAGAGCTGATCATCAAGCGCCTAGCGCAGAGCATGACTGGCGGCTGGATCATACGTAGCGATAACGAAGACAAGCGTCAGTACCCAGATGAAGCTGCTAGCGATAATGAAATCGGCCATCTGAAAATCGTCGGTCGCATCGTATGGCACGGCGGGGCACTTTGACCCAAGCCCTCAGCTAGATGCTACCGAGTTGAGATTGAAGAACGCATAAATCCCTGCCTCAGTGAGATCTCCCAGAGCTATTGCTGCAAGCAGCAACATGCCAATGATGCAAATCTTGGCTCTCCACACCAGGACCATCCCTCCGATCACTCCGGGATAGCGCTTAATGTATTTGGCAGCAATATTTCGGTATTGCTTACCTCCTCCGAACACACACAACACCACTACAAATAGAAAAAACCACGCAAACGGCTGTGGGTGCGGAAATTGGAGCGAGGTTGCGGAAAGCCCTACCGCGAACAGTCCAGGCACATCATTCGCGAATCTGAAATATCGCTCGGCAATTGCTTCGTCCGGGTCAAGTTCAAACATTTTCCCTCCTGAAAAACTCAACGAATTCAAGTAGAAACAAAAGATACAGCTAGTATATTTTTGCGCAACTCAAAACGAAACGTCAAAAAACCCAAACAAAAATAACAATTCGTGTTGATTCAATAAAAACAATATGTGATATTCGCCTAACTCTTCCACCACAGAGCGAGGCAACACCATGCACACCACAGCCACATTGCACGTCCACCCGGCCGCTGCTAACCCCTCCCGCATCTTCGAAATCCGCCGTCTGGCGCAAGACAGCGGCTGCGCCTTCATCGCTTCCAAACCCAAGCTGAAACAGCGCACCGCACCCGCCCCCTTCGATCCAAACGGCGGAGGGCAAGCAGCATGAGCAAGTACAAACTCGACAATCGTACCCTGACCCTGCTCAAGGCTCAGGTCAACTTGACCGAAACCTTCAACCACCTCCTGCGCGCCGAGACGCAGCGTGAAGCCCTGGCCTTCCGCCTGAAAGTCGAACGCCGCAAAGTCGACACGCACTTCACTGTTGAGCTGGACAGCGAACGCCACACGCTGACCCTGACCAACAGCAAGAAGATGCACCTCAAGCTTGCAGACTTCATTGAAGAGATCGTCAACGGGCCAACCACCTCTGCCGATCCATCGCCTTTGCCGCATGCAGACCGCCGCTACGGCGTGTTCGAGACTGAACACCGGCAGCAGGTATTCGACCTGGTGCAAACCGGCGGCGCCCTCAGCCTCGATATGGGCTTTGAACAACCGATCAACCTGGCAATCCACCGTAACAAAACCCGCGCAGGCATCACTACCATCATGAGCATAGGCGTCAGGAAGCCTCGTACCAAGTGCTTCACGGTGTACGGCAGTGACGTGGAGATCTACTCCATGGTCGCCGAATCCATCACCCATCTGGCTGCCGTGGCGACACCCGCCGCGCATGCAGCCTAGGAGGCCGAGATGGAACGTAGCCTGGAAAAAACCGCCAAGTACTTTGGCCTCACTCGTCCCAAACTGATCGCGCTCATGCGTGAGAAGGGCCTGCTCAACGACCGCAACCTACCGGCCTTCCCTGTCCGTGATCGTGAGTACCTGCGGATCAAAAACGGCAACTGGTACCACGAGACCGCCGGCATGCAGTACAGCCAGTCGACCAAGGTCCGGCAAGCCGGTATGCCCTGGCTGGCCGAGCAATTGGGTCTCGAACTGCCAGCCATCCCGGCAGACAACCGTGACGTGGCCTAGAGAGTACGCCCGCCAGATCGTCGCCATGCGTACACGCGAGGAGCGCAACGCTGCGCTCCTCGAAGTGCCGGAGCATCTGCGGGAGCTGACCAAACGCCATTGCCTGAATGCTTGGAACCACCCTTCACGACTCAAACGCAAGGAGGCCGCTGCCCATGAGCAACATCACTCAAACACCACTACGACTGCAACCCGCACCGGATAGCGCCACCATCGAGATGCTGCACCAACTCTTCGGCGACGTGCTTATCCCCCTGGAAAAGCTGCGCGTGCATTACTTCAAGAACCTCAACGAAAAGACCTTCACCGAGGCGATCAACAGCGGCCGTATTCAGCTGCCAGTGACCACCCTGGATCACAGCGTCAAGGCATTGCGGTACGCCCACATAAAACACGTCGCAGCACTGATCGACATCCGCGCTTACAAGGCGGACGAAGAGATGCCGCGACCAGAAGCCGCCAGCGAGGAGGTGTGACATGTCATTGCTCAACAAATGTAGGCACTGCCACACACCTCTGTCAGCCGGAGAAACGCCCAGCCGGCTGTGCGATGAGTGCAACTACTTCGCTGCCGACTACTACCGCTACGACGCCCTGCGCGAGGAGGGCTACATGCCATATCAGGCCAAGCTGATGTGTGGCCTGGCAGATCCACCAGACCCAGACGACGAATAACACACCAATTGGCTGCCACCACCAGCCAACACACCACCAGGAGCACACCACATGACTGCAATTCAAATCTGCGCCTTGATAAGCATCATTTTCGCAGCCGCGATCCTATATTGGGTCGGCTATCGAGGAGGCCTGATTGATGGCCGCATCGAAGGTATCGACGAAGGTAAGGCCATTCAGCAATCAGATAACTCTGGGGCGATTGAGGATCTGAAGCGACTGCTTGATCAGGCCCACGCCCAGTATATGAAGTTGTATTCCCATTACGAGCGGGCACTAGCCGCTTCGAAACTTGGGGAACCATCCCGCCAGACTCTATTGGAGATCGCCGAAAAGCTGCGAATTGCGGCCGAAACATTCAGCGCATTCCGTACCGGCAAAAAGCTCGAGCGCGACTCACTTGCCCTCCGCGACCAAGCTCTTGCTATGGCAGCTTTACTAGGTCCAGTAACACCAAAGCTGGAACCGGCCCCAGCGAACAGCTCAATCACTGAGCCCCAAGGCCGATGGGTGATAGAGCGCGAGCCAACCGAAGCAATGAGCACTGAAGAAGCCCGCAAAGCAGTGCAATTTTTCCGAACCGAAGCGGAACTTCATACCCGAAACCAAAAAGCAGTCGGCGGTGACGTATGAGCCGCGTCATTCCCATGCTTCGCTTGACACCTCAAGCCGCCGGCACACTGCAACAGCAGCACGCCCAGGCCACCAAGGAACTGCGCGCCCTAACCCGCTACAACAAGGAACTCGACCGGCAGTTGAAAGCACTGATCGGTTACGAAGTCCTACGCCAGGCACATAAGGCCACCGAAAACGCCCTGCTGCTCGCCGATCTCGTGAAGGAGGTCGCATGAACTTCATCCTCACTCATACCGGCAAGCGCTTTGACCTATTCGAGCCTGACGCAGACATGATCGACCCTCGGGACATCTCGCACTCGCTCGCGCACCTGTGCCGCTTCAACGGCCACACCCGCGAGTTCTACAGTGTGGCTCAACACAGCTGCATCGTCGCCGAGCTGGTGCCGGAAGAACACAAACTCGCCGCCCTGCTCCACGACGCGCCAGAAGCGTACCTGGGCGACATGACCCGGCCACTCAAGCAGTGGATTAGCGCCTACCAACACTTCGAGGACTGTATCTGGTGGCGCGTTTGCGAGCGGTTCGACATCACCCCAGAACTACCCGCCTGCATCCACCAAGCCGACATGATCGCACTGGCCACCGAGCGCCGCGACCTTATGCCAACAGATCCGGCTATCTGGGATTGCTTGGTCGGCATAGACCCCATGACTGAAACCATCCGTCCATGGCCCGTAGCAGAAGCCCGACTCACCTACCACCAGCGACTGATGGACCAACTCGCTATCGAACACCGGAGGAAAGCGGCATGAAAAACCACCAGGACAACCCCAATGCCTTGCCCGCTTTGCTCCGCGCTGCAGGTGGCGTCGACACGCTAGAAACAAACAGTCTCTGCTGCGCAGCAGCAGGCATTATTGATCCTTCCGGCGCCACCGCCGAGGCACTTATACCCCACGACCAGCTGCGCGGGGCAGCGCTCAGTGATGCAACGCTAACCGCTCCAGAACGCCTGCTCGCGCAGCCTGTTTTGGGGTATACGCACACCTCGAATGCTGCTGAGCAAGATTGCCCAACCTGCAGCAATTGGCCTGAGCATGGCACAGCAAGGAGAAATACAATGAAACCAACTTGCTCAGACAATCAAGACCTCTGGACAACTGATTCATTTGAAGACTCTGTGGCTGCGGCCTTGATCACATGTTTTGAAACTAGAATCAAAAGAAACAAAGGTGCCGGCCCCAATACTCTCACTCATGAGCGAATGAACTTAATCAGGGGAATCGGCCCGTACATTCCGAGTAAAGACAGATTCATCATCGCACCGCCCCCAACTAATGTTGGCGAATGGGAATTTGATATTACCAATGACCCTTTACCTACCGCCGGATGTATTGGCTTTACAAGAACGGTACAAGTCCCTAGCGATGAGTACGGAGGTTTTTTTCAAACCACATACGTTCGCAAAGCCAGCACTTTACCCAAGACATGGCACAGACGTTCGGGCGGACAACTGTACGAAATAATAATTGCCGCCTCTGAAAATAATTTTATTGAAGGTGACCGTTCGTTCTTTTGCGTAACTAAAGAAGGAAAAGTCGTTGCCTGTGAACAACGCTTCGAACTAGCTGACCGGTACAAAACCAGCCAATACCTAACCACGCCGGAAAAAGAACTGAAAGGACGCGAAGCTATGGCTTCGATCGCTTTACAATTCATAGCCGACAGTCGTTACTGCTGGACAATTGAAGCTCGCGAGTCCAACGGCTTTGCTCGACTGGGATCTATGCCTGAGCAGATTAAGTCCCTGCTTTACGCAAGATCTATTCCACTTACAGATACCGGCAGGAAGCGCCCTATTCTGCACTTGGTCGCAGCCCATCAACGCCGTTTAAAAAGCGGGATTGACATAGATATAACTGGTTTCCTACGAGGTATCCAAACCGTCGAAATCGGGGGTACTTATTTTACAGTGAAGCCAGCACGAGCACTTCTACCGGAGTTATCTGCGGGCAGCAGATCCAAACACGCAATGAGCGGTGACTGAAATGAATAACGGACTTTCAGTCTTGATCTTAATCATAATGATATCACTGCCCCCAGCTACTCTGGCGGCAAACTATTCAACATGTTGGAGGTATCAGCATGAGTTTTCCTAGATGGGTAATGATCAGCCGCGCCTCTGAACTCACCGGCTACAGCGAAGACGCTATTCGCCACAAAGTGAAGAACGGCACATGGGCACAAGGGCGTGTCTGGCGCAAGACACCGGACGGCCGCATCGCAATCAACATGACGGAGTATGACAAGTGGGCCGAGAGCGCACCTCAGGAAGCGGCCTAGAAACCGAACTGGCAAAGCACAAAGGGATTGAGATCCACGGCGGCAACTTGCGCGTCGTGTTCATGTGGCGGCGTATACGTTGCCGCGAATCCCTTGGCCTTCCGATCACCAAAGCCAATATCAAACATGCTGCCCTGTTAAGGGCGGCGATTCTGCACGAGATCAAAACTGGTCGCTTTGACTACGGCCGGCACTTTCCTAACTCGAAGCACGCGACCAACTACAGCAGCGCTAAGGACGAAAAGCTTGGGGCGCTACTGGAGCGGTATAAGCCGCTCAAGGCTGTCGACATTACGCCCATGACTGAGGAGAAATACAGGTACGCCTTGGACATCTGCACTGGCATTGTCGGTATCGATCGTCTAGCCGGCGTTTTGTTACCCGAGGACATCCAGTTGCTACGGACATTGCTGATCGCAGATCGAGCGCCGTCCACAGTCAACCATTACCTGGCGACGTACGCTGGCTTCCTGGGCTGGTGCGAGACCAACGGATACTGCCGCAAAGGGCTGTCAGAAGCCTGCAATAGGTTCGTCATGCAAGGTCAGGATCCAGATCCTTTGACTCGCGATGAATTCCAGTTACTAATCAATAAAGGGTGTCTTCATCCTCAGGACTCGGCAGCCATCACGCTGGCGGTGTATACCGGACTCCGACCTGGTGAGCTATGCGCTCTGGCCGTCGAGGACATTGACCTGGTCGCTGGGCAAATCAACATCACTCGGGCAATAACCGCCAACGGAACTTTCAAGGTTCCTAAAACGGGGAAGCCGAGAACTGTATTACTAATGCCGCCAGCCATAGAAGCTTGCCGGGTTCTGATGTCGCTAGTTGTCGAACACTCCAAGCAATCTATTGAGGTGTTCCAGAACAGGCATGAGAGCCGGAAGGATAAAGTTACTCCACTACTTTCTCCCACCACCCAAGCGCGCAAAAAAATCATTAATCCTTGGTACGTCCCCACAGCGTGGAATACAAAGTGGACAGCAATTCAGAAACGGTCAGGCATACGTCCACGCCGACCATATCAAACCCGTCACACCTATGCATGCTGGTGCCTAACTGCTCGTGGCAACCTTGCGTTCATTGCTAAACAAATGGGGCACAAGGACTTCACTATGCTTGTCGAGGTCTATGCGAAGTGGATGGATGACGAGTCTCCTAAAGAAATTCAAACCATTTGGAATGGTATAAGTAAAATGTTTTAGCCTCCAAACTGTTATCGAGGCGGTTCAGCACCAGTAATAGCCTCGATTTCCCACCTCAACTCTGAAAGATGGAGGTACATAGCACTGTAGCTCTGTTCGACAGCCTCAAATTCCATTTTTGCCGCTAGCAGATCAGTCCCCATATCACGAACTACGTTAGCCAACCTAGCAGAATGAGCCGATTCAACACCATTAGAGCTCTTCATAGAAACGTTGTAACGCCCCTGCACATCTTTAATACTATATGTAATGGCTTCAATCTTACCCTCAAGCTTGTTCATCTGCGACTGCATTTCAATCATTTGAACTTCTAACGCATCCCTCTCAGAACTTAACACATACTTCTGATACTCAGCAGTAGGGGTTAGAGTCAACGTTTTCCGAGAAATATCCGAGAAAAACTTTCTAGACTTGAAATTTTCACTTTCAACTTCCTCAGCTCGAGCATCTACAATTTCATCAATAGCACTTTGAGAAGTGACCCGATTTAAAAACTCATTCGCTTTTGTCATGAACGTTTCTGGAAGATACATAAAAAACCTTTCACCAACTTCGCGCACAAACTCATCAACCAACTGAGGATGTGGCTCTATAGGCCTACCACTATAAATCGTCCACCAATCTTCTTTACTATCACCCGTTACGAAAATAACAGGCTGATTAGAACTCTTTGCTTTTTCAAGCGTCTGTCTCCAAACAATATAATCACCAAAAGGTTTAAGCTTGTCAGAGATCAACTCAGAATCACCACCCTTTTTCGCATCTTTATACCCAGGTGGAATTTTTTGCGCATAACGCAATGATCCCGCTACCAAAACATCGGCTTGATCCTGAGCAGACAGCGCAGAACCAACACATCCATCGAGAAGATGCTCGAGTTGATCTTTTACGTCATCATCCTCCACTTTAGACAAGTACAGTTTTTTGTTCGCGGCCAAATCCGACACAGCCCTATCAAAAGCACCAACAACCTCAACCAACGTTTCGCCACTTATAAAAGGATGCTGCTTGGGATTTTCAAAGGAGCGCCTCAGTTCGTCTACATTTTTTATTGCATCATCATAGAGCTTAACCTGCTGCCCGATAACACCAATACGATTGACTAAATATTCACTAGCGACCTGATGCGGCACCCAAATACGATCATTCAATAGATTGAAAATATCAAACAACTCCGAGCGAGTTTCATCCGAATAGCGATACAAGCTAAGGAGGACGTTCGCATCCAAAACGAATAGACACCGAGCCCAGGTATCCTTTAGGGAGTCTGCATCGTTTGAGAAGTAACCAGGGAACGTCCGTTTCATCTGCAGCCCTTTGATCAGTAGTCATCTTGCGGCTCACGCTGAGCCAACAGGTTCATCACATGTTACCCTCAATTATTGAGACATAGCGGGCACGCAATGCGAAATAGCCACCATCCATCTGTGGCAGTGAATGCCCCAATTTCGCCCCACCATTTTATTAATTTCCCCTAAGCCTCTGATGAATAAGCCAATTTCCGATCTGTCCTCCCACACCCCAATGATGCAGCAGTACTGGCGCCTGAAAAACCAGCACCCTGATCAGTTGATGTTCTATCGCATGGGCGATTTCTACGAGATCTTCTACGAAGACGCGAAGAAGGCCGCCAAGTTGCTGGATATCACCCTGACCGCGCGTGGGCAGTCGGCGGGGCAGTCGATTCCGATGTGTGGGATTCCTTACCATTCGTTGGAAGGCTACCTCGTCAAGCTGGTGAAGCTGGGCGAGTCGGTGGTGATCTGCGAGCAGATCGGCGACCCGGCCACCAGCAAGGGGCCGGTGGAGCGTCAGGTGGTGCGCATTATTACGCCGGGGACGGTGAGTGATGAGGCGCTGCTGGATGAGCGTCGCGATAACCTGATCGCCGCGGTGCTCGGCGATGAGCGGCTGTTCGGCCTGGCGGTACTGGATATCACCAGCGGCAACTTCAGTGTGTTGGAGACCAAAGGCTGGGAGAACCTGCTGGCGGAGCTGGAGCGTATCAATCCGGTGGAGCTGATGATCCCGGATGATTGGCCAAAGGACCTGCCGGCGGAACGTCGTCGTGGGACCAAGCGTCGCGCACCGTGGGATTTCGAGCGTGATTCGGCGCTGAAAAGCCTGTGCCAGCAGTTCTCCGTGCAGGACCTCAAGGGCTTCGGTTGCGAAACCCTGACCCTGGCCATCGGCGCCGCCGGTTGCCTGCTCAGCTATGCCAAGGAAACCCAGCGCACCGCCCTGCCGCACTTGCGCAGCCTGCGCCATGAGCGCCTGGACGACACCGTCGTGCTCGATGGCGCCAGCCGTCGCAACCTGGAACTGGACACCAACCTGGCCGGCGGCCGCGACAACACTCTGCAATCGGTGGTGGACCGTTGCCAGACCGCCATGGGCAGCCGCTTGCTGACCCGTTGGCTGAACCGCCCGCTGCGGGATTTGACGGTATTGCAAGCGCGGCAGACGTCGATTACCTGCCTGCTGGACGGCTATCGCTTCGAAAAGCTGCAGCCGCAGTTGAAAGAAATCGGCGATATCGAGCGCATCCTGGCGCGGATCGGCCTGCGCAACGCGCGGCCCCGTGACTTGGCGCGTCTGCGTGATGCCTTGAGCGCCCTGCCGCAACTGCAAGTGGCGATGACCGAACTGGACACGCCACACCTGCAACAACTTTCGGTAACTGCCGGCACCTACCCGGACCTGGCGGCGCTGCTGGAAAAAGCCATCATCGACAACCCGCCGGCGATCATCCGTGACGGCGGCGTGCTCAAGACTGGTTATGACAGCGAACTGGATGAACTGCAGTCCCTGAGCGAGAACGCCGGGCAGTTCCTGATTGACCTGGAAGCCCGCGAAAAAGCGCGCACCGGCCTGGCCAACCTGAAGGTCGGTTACAACCGCGTGCATGGCTACTTCATCGAGTTGCCGAGCAAGCAGGCCGAGCAGGCGCCCATCGACTATCAACGTCGTCAAACCCTAAAAGGTGCCGAGCGCTTCATCACCCCGGAGCTGAAAGCGTTCGAAGATAAGGCGCTGTCGGCCAAGAGCCGCGCCTTGGCGCGGGAAAAGATGCTGTATGAAGCGCTGCTCGAAGATTTGATCGGCCGCTTGGCGCCGTTGCAAGACACCGCCGCCGCATTGGCGGAACTGGATGTGCTGAGCAACCTGGCCGAACGTGCGCTGAACCTTGACTTGAACTGCCCGCGGTTTGTCAGCGAGCCGTGCATGCGCATCGTTCAGGGTCGCCACCCGGTGGTGGAGCAGGTATTGACCACGCCGTTCGTCGCCAACGACCTGTCGCTGGATGACGATACCCGCATGCTGGTGATCACCGGTCCGAACATGGGCGGTAAATCCACCTACATGCGCCAGACCGCGCTTATCGTGTTGCTGGCGCATATCGGCAGCTTTGTACCGGCGGCCAGTTGCGAGCTGTCCCTGGTGGATCGCATCTTCACGCGGATTGGTTCCAGCGATGACCTCGCCGGTGGCCGGTCGACCTTTATGGTGGAAATGAGCGAAACCGCGAACATCCTGCACAACGCCACCGAGCGCAGCCTGGTGCTGATGGACGAAGTGGGCCGCGGCACCAGCACCTTCGACGGCCTGTCCCTGGCCTGGGCGGCGGCCGAGCGCCTGGCGCACCTGCGCGCCTATACGCTGTTCGCCACCCATTACTTCGAACTGACCGTGCTGCCGGAAAGCGAGCCGCTGGTGGCCAACGTGCATCTCAATGCCACCGAGCACAACGAGCGTATCGTGTTCCTGCACCATGTGTTGCCAGGGCCGGCCAGCCAGAGCTACGGCCTGGCCGTGGCGCAGTTGGCCGGTGTGCCGAACGACGTGATCACCCGCGCCCGCGAGCACCTCAGCCGTCTGGAGGCCACCGCCCTGCCCCACGAAACCGTGGTCGCCAGCACGAAGAAGGCCAGCAGCAAATCCAGCGCGCCACACCAGAGCGATATGTTCGCCAGCCTGCCCCATCCGGTGCTGGATGAGTTGGCAAAACTTGACCTGGACGACTTGACACCGCGAAAAGCGCTGGAAATGCTCTACACACTGAAGACACGGATCTAACGCAGACGCTTGCAAGCTGATATTATCTCGCGCGGTTTGGGATGCTGCGGGCTTTTTAGCCTGGTCCGCAGACTATCGCTCTCAAACCTCGCGGGCCCCACCATAAGGGGTTTCGCTGCCGCCGCCTGAGGAGAAAAATAGAAATGACCTTCGTCGTCACCGACAACTGCATCAAGTGCAAATACACCGACTGCGTAGAAGTCTGTCCGGTGGACTGCTTCTACGAAGGCCCGAATTTCCTGGTCATCCACCCGGACGAGTGCATTGACTGCGCCCTGTGTGAGCCTGAATGCCCGGCCGTCGCTATTTTCTCCGAGGACGAGGTCCCGGAAGATATGCAGGAATTTATCCAGTTGAACGTCGAACTGGCGGAAATCTGGCCGAACATCACGGAGAAGAAAGAGTCGATGCCGGATGCGGAAGAGTGGGATGGTGTGAAAGGCAAGATCAAAGATCTCGAGCGCTGACAGCGCCGCTGCCCAATAAAAAGGCCCTTTACGGGCCTTTTCTGCGTTCAGAGGCAGGCATTTTACTTTTCTGCAGGCAAAAAAAGGGGCGGTATGACCCGCCCACATTTTTTCCCTAGTCCCTGTATTCCTTTTTCATCATCCTGATGAATCGCATCCTGCGACGTTCCTTCAAACCATCGTTCCTTGATGGCTGTGTCAATCCGTGGACACAGGGCAGATAGTAGCCAGTTCCCAGGGAAGTACAACGCAATCCAAACCGCCGCCTGCCGAGCAATCGCGCTCGAAAGCCAATAAATAATTGTTATATTTCAATTGATTAGAAATATAGCCAGATAATTCGAGACGTCCGGCAGCGCTAAAAAAACCAAACACTTACGTAAAAGTAAGCAAATGCTTACACGAGCAACTGTGTAAGCGCGCAGCAAGCAATGCCTGGCCGTTCTGCGGACAAGAAAAAGCCCCGACAAATTCGAGGCTTGTTTCCTACGACTGGCTCAGTCGTCGCTGACTGTAATGGTCGGCATGGCCGGAGCAGCCGCTTCCTGCAGCACAATCCGCGCGCCCACGTGACGCGCCAGCTCCTGATAAACCATGGCGATCTGGCCGTCGGGCTCGGCAGCCACCGTCGGTTTGCCGCCATCGGCCTGTTCACGAATCACCATTGCCAGCGGCAGCGAGGCGAGCAACTCGACGCCGTACTGGGTGGCCAGTTTCTCGCCGCCCCCCTCGCCGAACAGATGCTCGGCGTGGCCGCAGTTGGAGCAGATGTGTACCGCCATGTTTTCCACGACGCCCAGCACTGGAATGTTGACCTTACGGAACATTTCCACGCCTTTCTTCGCGTCCAGCAACGCCAGGTCCTGGGGGGTGGTGACGATCACCGCACCGGCCACCGGGACTTTTTGTGCCAGGGTCAGTTGGATATCACCGGTGCCTGGCGGCATGTCGATCACCAGGTAGTCCAAATCGCCCCAGGCGGTCTGGGTGACCAGTTGCAGCAAGGCGCCGGAGACCATCGGCCCACGCCATACCATCGGTGTGTTGTCGTCGGTCAGGAACGCCATCGACATCACTTCCACACCCAGCGACTCGATGGGCACGAACCACTTCTGGTCCTTGATTTTCGGGCGAGTGCCCTCGGCAATACCGAACATCACGCCCTGGCTAGGGCCGTAGATATCCGCGTCGAGAATCCCCACGCGAGCGCCTTCGCGCGCCAGCGCCAGCGCCAGGTTGGCCGCCGTGGTGGATTTACCCACGCCACCCTTGCCGGAGGCCACGGCCACCACATTTTTCACGTTAGCCAGGCCGGGGATCTGCGCCTGGGCCTTGTGCGGGGCGATCACACATTGAATGTCGACCTTGGCCGAACCCACGCCGTCGAGGCCTTCGATGGCCATTTGCAGCATCTGCGCCCAGCCGCTCTTGAACAGGCCGGCGGCATAGCCCAGTTCCATCCGGACCGACACCTGGTCGCCCTGGACCTCGATGGCGCGTACACAGCCGGCGCTGACCGGGTCCTGGTTCAAATAGGGGTCGGTGTATTGGCGAAGAACGGCTTCCACCGCTGCGCGATTGACGGCGCTCATGGGCTACTCCCGAAAAAAGACTGACTGA